AAGCGGCTTGCTACGAGCGTTACTCCTTCGGCTGGACTGACTGGCGCGGTCTCTTTGGCTCGGCTGGCGTCTAACGACAACAGGGCGGGGCTTCGGCCCCGCCTCTTTTTCTCTAGTGTCACAGGTCTTGTGTAAGCGGACGGTTCGAATCCTCCGGGCACCAACAGGAGACTACCATGGCCCTTACTAATTTCCCGAACGGCATTTCCAGCATGGGTATGCCCGTTCCGCTCGTCAACGACGGTTCCTCGGCTTTCAGCACCTATTACTTCGTCAACACCTTCAATGGTGCGGACGGCAACAAGGGTACGTCCGCGACGTCTGCGTTCCAGACCATGGATCGTGCTTTCGACGTAATTCTGGCGAACAACAAGTCGGGTGCGGTAATCTTCGTCGTGGGTCGAATTACCGAGAACCTGACCGCCCCGGCGGGCATTTTCGACGTGACCATCATCGGCGCGGGTAACGCCCCGCGTAACGCTGATGCCCACACCTCCAACAACGGCTACTTCGCAGCCTCGTGGCAGGCGTCGGATCAGACCCTCCCGCTGCTTACTTTCCAGCAGCAGGGCTGGCGGGTGCAGAACATTCTGTTCGACTGCCCGACCTCGGCGGCGGCTCTGCGGTTCCCCCGCAACGCCTCGTCCGGCGACGACGAGCGAGACTCGTCTCATACGCAGGTTATCGGTTGCCGTTTTGGCGCAGGCCAGAACGCTATCGAAATTACCGGCACTGAGAACGTGTTCGACGTCCAGCTGATCGGCAACATCTTTAATGACTCGACGGGCGTAGCGATCACGTCGGCGGCGGGTTACGCCTACCGCTGGGTTCTCCAGAACAACGTGTTCCTCAACAACGCCGGTCATATCAACGTTGCCGCCAACCAATGGTCCGTCGTCGGAAACACCTTCGGCAAGACCACCGCCGCCGCGACCTACATCGACTTCACTGGTGGTGCGGATAACAGCGTTTGGGGCAACCAGCTTGCTGGCACCTACTCCAACCTCGGTGGCTACACGGCGGGCACCAACGACTTCTGGGCGGGCAACTTCAACGTCCTCTCGGGCGGCGTCACGGCCTCCAATCCGGCCTAATTGGGAGGGGGCTTCGGCCCCCTTCTCCTTCTTAGGAGAACAGTATGGCTGACACCGTAACTACTCAGGTCCTCGTTAACAATGCGAGGAACTTGATCATTAAATTTACCAACGAGTCCGATGGTACGGGCGAGAGTGGCGTCACGAAAGTCGACGCCACCTCGGCCACCTATGCCAATATGGGTGTTGCCCCCGGCATTCACCTTAAAGTTATGCGTGTTCAGTACGACGTGAATAACGGCGCGGTCCGTATGCGCTGGGATGCCAGCACCGACGTCGACATGTTGATCCTCGGCCAAGGCGTCGGTAACCACGACTACACCTTCATGGGCGGCCTGACGGTCCCGGTCGTCGCCGGGGCCACTGGTAGCATTCTGTTCACCACGGTCGGGTTCGTCTCGGGTTCGTCTTATTCAATCACTCTCGAAATGATTAAGGGCGTGCCGCAGTCGTGAGAAGCATCCGCAATACTCGTACTTTCCGAAGGGCAGCCGTAGTTATTATGCGTTCTCTCGGAGACAACACCGGTTCGTCGAGCGGACAGGTCCCGGCTGCTGCGACTCCATACGTCACTGAGACCAACGACAATTACGTGACTGAAGACGGCCTCCAGAACTATATTACGGAAAGCTAATGTCTGTAAAATTCTCGGCCATCGCAGCGGCGGGTGCTATCACCGGCACAGATAAGGTCCTTGGCGTCCAAGCCGGTCCGACCGACGTTGTGTACACGATTACCAACCTCGCCACTTTCTTCTGGAATTCTCCCACTCTCGTCACTCCTGTAATTGGAGTTGCGACCGGTACGTCACTTGCCCTAGGCGGCGCGACCATCGGCAGCAACGCGCTGGCGGTGACGGGGACGGCAGCGATCAGCGGTATCACAACAACTGGCGGTGTCACAGTTACCGGGACCACGGCTGGCGTGGACGGCATGTGGCTTGCCGCCGCCAACCAGTTGGTCTTAGGCACGGCTGGTGTCGAACGACTTCGCATCAATTCGGCTAATGCAAGCTATCAGGGGGCCGCGTCAGGCTTTGCGCTTCAGTTTGCAGGATCGTCATCAACCGTTCCAGTGTTCGTCCCGAACCGCGCCGACACGACAACCGGCATTGGCGCGCAGGCATCGGGCAATGTCAGCATCATCGCGGGCGGTGCTGAGATTGCGCGCTTTAGCTCAAGCGCGCTTAGCCTTACAACAAAGGACTTGAACGGCGTCAATGCACTAACCGCCGGGTTTGAAACCCTTAGCGGAAACGCGACCGCCTCCCTCTCAAATCTGCTTTTCAGCGGCACCCTGTTCACTGGCGGCACCGGCACCACCACGTTCCCGCAAATCCTCGTGCAGCCGACCGGCACCACGGCGGTCACGACTTGGAATACGTCAGGCACGATACTCGGCGCGAACGTGGTCAGCGGCTTCGCTGGCAACTTCCTCGACTTCCACGTTGCGGGCGGCGGAAGTGTATTTTCCGTGTTGGCGGCGGGATCAACGCTGGTTGCTGCTGGGGCAACTTATGGGTGGTCTGGTCGTGGCGTCATTGGCGCTTCTGCCGATGGCGTTTTTACAATGGTCAACGCAGCGGCGTCTAGTTTCACCCGCCTGAACTTTGGCGGTACAACTTCCGCATCTGGTGCAATTGCTCGCGACGGTGCGGGAATTCAAGTAATTGCCGCAGACGGCACGACCGGCGCTTTTCTTTCTGGTGTCGAACAGACGGCTCCAGCGGCTCCAGCCGCAAACGGTTATCGTATTTTCGCGCAAGACAACGGGGCAGGTAAAACGCAGCTCATGGTAATTTTCTCGTCGGGAGCAGCGCAGCAAATCGCAATTCAGCCATAAGGAGGCTGTCATGGCTGTCCTCACGATCACTATCGGAGCACTCAGCAACACCAAGACGATCTCCAACGCGGATATCACTCGCGTCCTCAATGCCGCCAAACGTGGGTATGGTCAGGTCCTCGACAATGGCGTCCTGCGGGACCGTACAAATCAGGAATTGCTTGACTTAATCGCCGCGGAGTTTCACAGAAAGCTTGACGAAATGGCGAGACAATCGGAGGCGACAGCCGCAATAGAGGCCACACTACCAATTTCTATCACATAAACGAGGAAAACATGTCTACCGTTGAAGAAAAGCTTCAGACTATGCTCGGCTCCCTTGTTCTCCAGAACGCCCAGCTTCAGACTCAGCTAGAAGCGGCCCTTGAGAAGATCAAGGAATTGGAGCCCAAGAAGGACGAGAAGAAAAAGTGAGGGAAATTGTACTCGCCACCTCTGGTGGCCCCCACCCCCCTATTAAATGGGCGGAATGCACCGCCCAGTGTATCGTGGAGGGAGACAGTCCGGAGGCGGATAAGGCGAAAACCCTGATCCGGAACATGCTGGTCGTCAAATATAACGACCTTCAGCACAAGGAGCGGGAGCGCCTGCAGGCCAAGAACGACCCGGAACCTGACTCTCTGTTGGATCGAGAGTGGGTCGAGAGCACTCTATACGCCCTGTCCCTCCTGATGAAGGGTGGTCCCCACGAGTTGCATTTCTCTCAGGACCATGTTTTAAATTACTTGTACCGTTTGCTGTCGCACCACTCGGCCACGGTCAAGGATATCGAAAGAAAGTGGCACGCGGACCGCTTGAGAGGGTAAAATGGCTACCACCACCGCAATGTGCACCAGTTTCAAGTCTGAAGTTGCTCAGGCGCTGCACAACTTTACCGCGTCTACCGGCAACACCTTCAAAGTGGCCCTGATCAAGGTCGGTCCCGCCGGTACTTACGGCGCGGCTTCGACCAACTATTCAAACATCACCGGCAACTCGGACGAAGTGTCGGGGACTGGGTATTCGGCGGGAGGTACTGCTCTTACCAACGTTACCCCCACGACCTCTGGCACTACCGCCTATTGGACGTTTTCGCCCAATCCGTCGTGGACCACGGCCACTTTCTCGGCCACTGCTGCAATGATTTACAACACCTCCAGCAGCAACCGGGCCGTTGCCACTTACGATTTCGGCGGCACGCAGACAGTGTCGGTCGGTACTTTCACCTTGGTCATGCCAACAGCGGATGCTTCGAACGCGGTCCTACGCATCGCGTAAAGGACTGTCATGGCGATCAGCCTAACTTATCAAACCTCCGCCCAGCAGACTGCTAGCACCACTACATTCACGTATGCAGGCCAATCAATTGGAACTGCGACGACGGATCGATATGTTGTAATCGGAACTATGGCTGCGGGTGGTGGTGGAGCGGGAGTCACGGTATCCAGTATTACTGTGGGTGGTATAGCGGCTACAATCGTTGTTCAGCGCAACGGTAATAGTGGAGCGTCAAATGCCGTAACGGCATTAGCCATTGCGGCAGTACCTACTGGGACTACGGCAACAGTCGTCGTCACCTATTCCGCTACTCAAGCCCGCTCCGCAATTGGTGTGTGGTCTTGTACGGGGTTAGTGACCCCTGACCCTATCAGCACCAACTCTAGTGTTGCTAATCCGTCCTCGCTCACTTTGAGTACGTATTCAGGTGGGTTCGCCATTGGTATGGTAGGACAGAACGCCGTAAGCACAGCAGCGTGGACGAACCTAACAGAGAGATTCGACAGCACGGTTGATAGTGCCTTGTATTCAGGAGCAGACAGTAACGGTACTACTTCAGGATCGACACTAAGCGCATCCTGTACTATTAGTACCGGGGGTTTGTCCGAACAATCAGGCGTGGCGGCTGCGTGGGGCAATCTGTCCGCAACAGGTGTCAATGGGACCGGTGCGGCGGGGACCATGGCCCTTGCGGTCTCGGCCAACCCCGTAGGAGTAGCGGGGACCGGAGCGGCAGGCACTATCGTCGCACAAAGTGACCGGATCGACGTTCCTTTGACCGGCGTGGCTGGAACAGGGCAAGTCCGAGCTCCTACTCTGTTCATTGATTCTAATATTCCGTTAGTCGGAGTCGCCGGTACGGGTGCTGCTGGTACTATTCGTAATTCTCAATTTTATACCTTGACAGGAGTGTCCGGAACTGGTGCTGTGGGCGAAATCTTCCCGACCCCACCGGCACCGACGAGGCGGGCACGACTGTACATTCCGCCGCACGACGATTACCCGGCCACGATCTGGGCGGGCACCGCGAGACAAACATAATGGCCGACGACAAACATTACGTAGGAGGTGAGTTCTATCGCATTTGCGATATGACCGGATTTAAAATCCGTGCCCCACATACGCGTAAGCAATGGAACAATATCATAGTTCGCGAACAGTCGTGGGAGCCTCGTCAGCCTCAGGACTTCGTCAAAGGCGTACGCGATGAACAGGCGGCACCGGAGCCTCGTCCTCGTCAAGTTAACGTGTTCTTGGGACCGTTGGTTACGACGATTACAGCGTCGCGTTCAATCGGAGCGGTTAGTATCCCTGTCGAGAGCACGGGTCGAATGTATGCGGGTGACATTTTGAAGATTATCTTGAACAACGGCGAAACCTTCACAGTAGCGATCGGTTCGGTAGACGACAGCCGAACTCTTACGTTGGTGAGCCCGTTGCCTTGGTCGGTGTCCAATGGCAATGAAGTTACCGATACCAGCGTGGTGGCGGCAGCAGATATTAATTCTGAAGGATCGGCGGGAGACGACTAATGGCAGTGTCCACAGACGTTACCTTTAACTACAATCGCAACCAAATCATCAAGGCGGCGGCGCGAAAAGTAGGTGCATTTCAGGCGGGTGAGACCCCCGATGCGCAGACCGTGCAGGATTTCTCCGACGCCTTGAACATCATGGTCAAACACTGGAATGCCATAGGTATTCACGTGTGGACCGAGACCGAGGCCACTTTGTTCCTGCAGCCGGGTCAGTATTCTTACGAGGTTGGCCCGAACTCTACGGACCACGCCACGGAAGAGTATTCGTCCACCACTTTGGCCTCTGATTACACGGCGGGCGGTCTCACCATTACTGTCGACGACGACACGGGTATTGCGAACGGCGACTACATCGGAGTGGTTCTGGACGACGGAACGATTGGTTGGTCGACCGTGAACGGCACCCCCGTAGCTAACGTGGTTACTATAAGTGCGGCGTTGTCGGACGGCGCGACCACGGCGTCGAACGTGTATTTTTACACCACCAACATCAGCAAGCCCCTGCGTATTCCGTTCGGTCGACGGTATTTCATTTCGTCCGCCATTGCTACGCCGATGACGCCGTTGTCACGCCATGACTACTACGATCTGCCCAACAAGGCCAACACCGGCACGATTACGCAATATTTCTACGATCCCAAGCGGGCGAACGGTATTATCAAGCTGTGGCCCGCGCCGACCGATGCCGAGTCCACGTTTAATTTTACGTGGTACAAGTCCATCGCCAACTTCGACTCGGCGGCGACCGACCCCGACTTTCCACAAGAGTGGACTAACGCTCTTATCTTCAATCTCGCGTATTACATGGCACCTGAATATGGGGTGCCCGCCGATCAGTACGCAATCATTAAAGACATGGCGATGACCACCCTCGACGATATGAAGGGTTGGGATCGCGAGCCCGAATCTACTTATCTGGGGGTGGACTTCACAATGATGGGGTATGGTCGTTGATCATTCCTTTCGCTACGCAGAGCTACAAGTCTCGTGCATTGCCGGTGTCGTCGCAGCGTTGCCTAAATATGTTCGCAGAGGCGCAGCCTCCTTCGGCCAAGGCCCAAATTCCTATCTTCGGGGTGCCCGGTCTCACGTTGCTAAACAATGTGGGTGTCGGTCCGATCCGTGGTATGTGGAACATGAACGAGACGCTGTACGTGGTGTCCGGTAATCGTTTGTATTCGGTGTCCGAGACCGGCACCGTCACTTTGCTCGGGGTTGGTATTTCGGAAACCAACGTCGTCAGCATGTGCGATAACGGCGATCAATTGTGCATCGTAAACGGCGTGAACGGGTATATCTACAGCACGGCGACTGGGTTTATTCGAATCACCGACTCTAACTTCCACGCCGCAGACGTGGTCACGTTCTTCGACGGTTATTTTGTGTTCAATTGGGCGGGGACCAACAAGTTCTTCATTTCTAATTTGTTGGACGGCACGACTTACGACGCGCTGGCCTTTGCTTCGGCGGAGGTTCAACCCGACTACGTATTGTCGGTTGTCAACCAGCAAGAGAACCTTCTGATCTTCGGCACCCGCTCCATTGAGACGTGGTATGATTCGGGCGACATTAACTTCCCGTTTGCCCGATACGACGGCGCGACCATTGAGCGCGGCCTCGCCGCCGCCAAGGCTGTCATCAAAGAAGACAATTCGGTGTTCTTCTTGGGCAACGATCTGATTTTCTATCGCCTGAACGGAGTGGTTCCGGTGCGGGTCAGCACCCATGCTATCGAGACCGCGTGGAACAAATATAACCGTGTCGATGACGCATATTGCTTCACGGTAACTTATGAAGGTCACAAATGGATTCATGTTACCTTCCCCTCGGCCAACGCTACGTGGGTCTATGATATTGCTACCGATTTGTGGCACGAACGTATGTCATATAATTCCAATGGAACAGAAATGGGCCGTTGGCGCGGTGCGGTGTTTTGTGCTTGTTATGGAAAGAATTTGTTCGGCGACGCTTACACGGGTGCAGTCGGGTATTACGACTCCACGACATACACCGAATACGGCAATCCGATCATCGGGGAGCTTATCGCCCCCGTGATCCACGCCGACCGCCACCGAGTGTTTATGCGAAGGTTCGAACTGGACGTCGAAACAGGCGTGGGTCTGGTCACTGGTCAAGGTAGCGACCCCCAGATCATGTTCAACATTTCAGTCGATGGGGGGCGCACGTTCTCGGCGCTGCAACCTTGGCACACGATGGGTCAGATGGGGGCGTACCTGACGCGTCTCCGTTGGTTGCGAATGGGTCAGTTCCGTCAGGCTGTGGCCAAGATCACGATTTCGGACCCAGTCCCCCGGTGCATTATGTCTAATTCGGTCGACCTTGATGTAGGCACGTCCTAATGGTGGACTCTACTAGAATCGCCCATCCCCTTACGCCTCCCAGCCCACGCTTACAACTGGTGGACAAAAGCGGGCTGCTGTCGAGTCCCGGCCTGTCCCAGATGCAGCAGATATACAAATTGCTGAATGGGTTGGTGCCAACAATAGCCTGCGACTGCACGGGTACTAACACTTTGACGCTTACCCCGGTGAACATTTCACCTCAGGTTCAAAGGTATGTGGCGTTCCTCGGAATAGCGTTCGTGGCCGCAGATACTTCGACCGGCACTGTTAGCGCGTACCTGTCTCTCCCCGCCCCGACCGGCGACCTCGACACTCTCCCCGTGTACAAAGACAACGGCGGCACCGCTGCAGGGGCGGGCGATATCGTCGCGGGGCGGTTCTACCTTTTATATTTCGTCGACTCAGTAAATTCAGGCAACGGAGGTTTCGTACTTAAATGAAGGCCCAAGCAAAGCTGGCTGACACCGAAGTCAAGATCACACGGCACATTGATGCCAAGTTCGCTAATCGAGTGGTCAACGACCCGTCTGTTTATGACTGGGTCCGTGGTCCCCTCCAAGGCGAGATTGACGTGTCCCCCCTCGTAGAGGACATTGGAAATATCTTGCTGGCGGGTGAACACGGGTGTGTAATTCTGATCCGGCAGCACATCGGAACTTATGACATTCATACACAAATTCTGCCGTCCGGTCGTGGCAAGTGGTGCGTGGATTTTATGCATCAAGTGTTGCGTTGGATGTTTACCCAGACCTCCGCCGTCGAACTGACTTCCCGCGTACCTAAGGGCAATCTAGGTGCCCTAGCCTTAGTTCGGTCCTTCAAGCTTAGGCCCGAATTCACGTTGGAGCGGGGGTGGGTGATCCGAGATAAGCCCGTCCCCGCTACTGTGTATTCAATTCAACTCCAAGACTGGATCAGAAATTTCGGCCCGGTGTCCACTGGCAAGTGGTTCGCCAAGCGCCTCGCCGAAGAATATGCCAAACATGGAGTCAAAACCGAAGTAATGGCAGGTCTCAGCGACCCCCATTTCGCCCAAGTCGGAGCAGCCATCGAAATGATCTTTGGTGGACAAAGAGAAAAAGGCGTGATATTTTACAACCGGTGGGCAAGTATGGTAGGAATTACGCCCATCCAGATCGTCACTTTAAATCCCTTGGTCGTTGAATGTCAAGGGGCGCTTATCCGGTTTAGGCCCAACGATTTCTGGATTGTCTCATGCCCGTAGCTATTCCTCTTCTGGCCGGTGCCACACTCGCTAGTGGTATTCTTGGGTATAGCGCGTCTAAAGATGCTTCTTCGAAGCAATACGACGCCGCGATGCAGGGGCTCGGCCAGCAGCGCGAGGCCATGGAGTATCAGAAGCAGATTCGTGGCGAGAATAAGGCCGCGCTCGACCCCTACATGAATCTAGGCCAAGGGGCCAGTTCCACTATCTCCAGTCTGTACGGGTTCCAGGGTAGTGGAAACGAAAACCGAACTGCAGACTATAGTTCGTTCTATAATTCTCCTGATTATCAATTCGCCCAGCAGCAGGGCCTGCGCGCGCTCGATATGTCGGCGGCGTCGAAAGGCTTGCTGCAGTCGGGCGGACAGGGTCGCGCCCTTCAACAGTTTGGTCAAGGGTTGGCTGGTCAGCAATTCGGTAATTACTTCCAGCGGATGATGGGTCTCGCCCAATTGGGTAACAGCGCCGCTGGAATGTTCGCCAACAGCGGCAACCAAGCCGCTGGAAACGTAATCAATGGCGCGAACAACATGGCGCAGTCCTATGGTAACGCCGGTCAGGCACAGGCATCTGGTATCGTGGGTGGCGCGAACGCTATTACCGGTGCGATGGGATCAGGTATTAACAATCTGATGCTTTATTCGGCTCTTAACAAGAGCCCCAGCGCTTATGCAGGCGGCAGCCCCATGAACATTACCCCGCCTCAAGTTGGTACATATTCTATGGGTCAAGGTAACATTGGTGGCACGGGTGGCGGGCTCGGAGGTCTGTACTAATGGCTGATTACAACGTAGCACTCGGTGTAAAGCCCATCGAAATGGACTTGGGTAAGACGCTGAAGACGGCGGCTGACATTCAGTCGTCTCAAGCGTACACGACCAACACTCTGGCGGAAGCCGAGCGTAAGACCTACGACCAGTCCCGTGAAGAAATTGGTCGCGCGGCCAAGCACCTGCTCATGATGCCGGAAGGCCCCGAGCGGGAAAAATTGTATCAAGGCTACGTCAACGACTTCACCAAGCGGGGGTTTGTGAAGCCCCACGAGGCCGAATACTTCTCCAAGATGAAGCCCTCCAACATGATGTTGCAGCAGTTGGTGGCCAATTCGGTCCCAGTGGCCACGCATTCGCAGATCACTGGCGAGACCGCCGGTAACGAGGCGGCTACACGCTCACCTTATCAGACACAAGAAGTGGCCCCCACCAGCAGCGTAGTGCGGCCCGCTCAGTTGCCCGGAGCGCCGTCTTCGGTGCCGACTATGGGGGGTAAACCGCTTCCTACGCCTGTTGCCCCGATCAATGCGCAAGGCGTACCGGCCCCGAAGGGTGTTGGTCGCCCAACTTCGTCTATCGAAGCCGACAACGAACGTCGCAACGACCCAGTGTATCAGGCAGTTCCTCGTATTGAACCAGTCAAGAAGCCTGAATTGGAGCCGGGCGTCGCGCGTCAAGGTAAGGACCCCGCGCAACTGCTCGCTGATGACGCGGCGGTCAAGTTTTATGATGAAAAGATTCGTGTGCCCGCCTCACAGGCGTCGGAGCAACGCGCCAACTACAGCACGCTCAGGACCGCGCTCGAGAATGGTATCAACACCAGCAAGGCCGGTCCTGCGTTGGAAACGGTGTCTTCGTGGATGTATGCCGCCGGTATGGACCCGAAGGCTATTAAGGAATGGACGGGAACCGATCCCACGTCCGCTGACATTTTGAAGAAGGCGACCGTTCAGGAGTCTATGAAGTTCGTCCGCGACACCATTGGTGCGCGCGAATCCCTGATGGCTATTCAAGCGATCACTAGTGCGTTCCCTCATTTGGCCAACACCGCTGAGGGTAACCGCATGATGGTCGACATTATGGATCAGTTGTCTCAATATAAGCAAGACATGGGTAAATATGCGGGGGCGTTCTTCGAGAAGAACAACGACTCCGGCATGTCTGACCGCCTGAACGGTTTCGCTCGCTGGTGGAGCGAGAGCCACCCCGCCGAGCAGTACGTGTCCCGCGCGATGCCTCGTAATCCACCCCGATACGCAGACGGTGGCATCAACACCCGCGACCTCCAGCCGGGCGTCACTTATATGATCCCTACGGGTAAGGAGCCTGACGGCAAACCGATCTGGGGTCGCGCTACGTGGGACGCTAAGGCTGCTATTTTCAAGCCGGTTCGATAATGGACGTCACCAAACTCCCCGCTCCCACCGAAGCGTCTTCGGCCAAGAAGGCTCAGGTTATTGACGCCCGTGGCATTTCCGTGGACGAAGTGAACAACTTGCTTCCTCCTGTACCCGGCGCAAAAACGCAGGAGAAGCCCCCTGAGTGGCTCACCCCCGCTCAGGTCGAAGACAATTTCAATGCGGTCGACGACCACAAGGCCAAGGCCGCGACTCCTAAGAAGTCGGAAACTACGGTCGGTCAACATATGATGATCGACCTCGATAATACCTATCGAGCCGCTGCTCAAGGGGTGACCCCGATCCTCGCCGCTCACGCCAAGAACTATCTTGGTGAAGCCGAAGAACGCGATGACGGTCGTTACATGTACAAGAACGAAAAGGGCGAACTGGTCGAGACCAACAATAAGGAGCACGTGATGCTCCGCGACCCGACCGACCAGAAATACAAAATTTACAAACGCACCAAGGACGTCGAAGTACCCAAGGCGGTCTCTATTGGTCATGCCATCAGCCCCGGCATGGTTGTGGGAGCGCCACCTATTAATCGCGCTGCTACTGCGGGGTCGAACATCCTCAACGCTACCAAGCGTCTAGAAGAGGCGACTGACGTTAAGGTTCCTATCGGGCGGGCGGCGGCATCGGACAGCGAAGGAATTCATAGGGCGGCGCGCATGTCGTCTCACTTGCCGGGCGGCGCGGGGGCGTTTGAACAGAGCGCCCAAGCTACGGCGGGAAGACTTGGGCAAGCTGCGGACCGCGTCGCTGAAATTCCGCTTGGTGGAGTTGCGAAGGACGCCGAGGGCGCGGGTAACGCCGCCCGTGAAGGCATTACGCGGACCGCAGAGAAGGGTGGTATCCTCAGCCAGAAGGTCGACGCGGCGTACGCCAAGGTCGATGCATTGATGCCGACTTCGGTCACTCCGTTGCCTGTTCCTGAGACTACCAAGACTGCACAGAAGCTTCAGACTGCCTTCGAATCCACCAAGAAAGAAGGCATCGACCCCGCCGTGAAGGAGGTGCTGGGGGCGGTTACCGATCCCAAGGGTCTGACTTACGAAGGCATCAAGAACCTTCGCACCATGGTGGGTGAAAAAATCGATCCCCGTGTTGTGGGGGGCGACGTGTCGCAGGGCGCGCTCAAACAACTCTATGGGGCGCTTACCAAGGACCTTCGCGAAGTCATCCTCCAGCGCCGACCGGACGGTTCTATTCCTCCGGATGCCATACCACGCCTCAAGGCGTGGGAGCGTGCCAACAAGACGGCGAGCGCTGCGGCGGACCGACGCGAGAAACTGGCCACTCTGCTCGGTGCAGACACCAAGTCTGACGAGGCCATCTTCCATTCGATCTTGCGGGCCGCGCAAGATAAGTCGTCAGCCAACGCCAAGTTGCTAAATCTGGCACGGCGCTCGATGGCTCCTGACGAATGGTCGTCGGTAACTTCCGCCGTGATCGGTCGAATGGGGCGGCGCGTGACTGCTGAGGGTCAGCACTTCGACCCCGCCGTGTTTATTCGAGACTACGGACACATTCCTGAACGCAGCAAGGACGTGCTCTTCGGGGCCAAGGGGTCGACGCTTCGGCAGTCTCTCGACGACATTGAGAGAATATCTAACAAGTGGCCCACTGTTCGAGACATGTCTCACCGCACGTCGGAACTTGGTCATTTGGTGGGGGCGGCAGGCGTATGGCACAAGCCGTTGGAATTCTTGACGGGCGTAGCCCTGATTAAGAACGTGTCCGGTTGGCTGGCGCGACCCGCGACGGCGCGGTCTGTTGCCAAGTGGTCAGAGCGTTATCGAAACTTTACCCTGCGCCCCGATGAAAAGGCGACGCGGCGAGTGCTGCTCGAAGCTACTCAGGAACTAGCCAAGGAGGTTGGCAAAGACCCTGAGACTGCCGCCAAGGCCCGTCAGGAAATGGAAGCTGCCGGAAAGACCGCCATCACGGGGGCCGCAATAATTGCGCATCTGGCCAAGAGAATTTATGGTGGGATCGAGAGGGAATAATGGTACAGCGCTGGTTTAACCCGGACGAACAGCTTTGTGACGAGACGGGCCTCCCGTATGCGGGCGGGTTCCTCTATTTCTATGTTACTGGAACTAGTACCCCACTTGCTGTATATTCAAATTCGGGATTGTCTATTGCCCGTACCAACCCGGTCGTGTTGGACAGCGCGGGCCGCGCGGGGGATATCTTCCTGCAGCAGGCTGCCTACAAGGTGGTCCTGAAGGACGTCAACGGGGTTGAAATCTGGACCGCCGATCCGGTGTGGTCTTCGGACTACAGCACAGTCGCTCAATTCCAAGTGTACGCAGGAAACCCCAATGGCAACGTAGCAGGCACCGCCGGTACTCAGGGTGGCCTTCCCTCGAGCGTGATCTGGGACTCCACCAACGAAATTCTGTATGTTTGCACCACCACTGGCGTCGCCGCTGCAGCGGTCTGGACAGCGGTAAATGGCACCGCCGCCGACACATTTACCCCTCCGCCGCAAGGTTATCTTACCCCTACTTCGGGCACTCCTGTTATTACTTCCGACGTGACCGCTGGCACTGCCGTGTACTACACTCCGTATATTGGCAACACAGTACCCCTGTACAACGGCACCACTTTTACCGTAACCGAATTCGCGGAGCTTACGCTTACTCTGTCCGCCAGCCATGCGGCCAGCACATTGTATGATGTATTCGCCTTCGATAACAGCGGCACGATCACTTTGGCGACGGGTCCTGCGTGGACCACCAGCACTGCTGGCGCTGGGGCGCGCGGCACGGGTGCCAGCACTACTCAAATTCAACGTCTGAATGGCATCTGGGTAAATTCGGTACAAATGACTGGACGCAATGGTGCGACTACTTACACTATTGCAGCCAATTTCGGCACTTATCTAGGTACGATTCTTATCGATGCCACTCCGGGCCAGATCACTTGCACCGTTACATGGGGCCAGAGCCGTGTCTGGGGGGTCTGGAATGCTTATAACCGTCAGACTCTTGAACTGCAGAGCGGCGATGCCACGGCGACATGGACATACAACAACCTGACTGTTCGACAGTCTAACGGTGCGACTGGTAACAAATGTACTGTGTTGTGTGGTCTAGCTGAAGAAATCATCGACGCGGTCTTCCTGCAGAAAGTAGATGTGGTGGGCATCACTACAGGCTCCAACGGAGGGATGCAAGTCGGTATCGGTCTGAACTCTACGACAGTTATGTCTGGGGTGCCGGGAGAAGTTTTGACTGGTAATGCTGGTGCCACCACCAACGCATCTGCTACGGTGGTGTCTAGATACAAGGCAGTGCCTTTCCTCGGAATAAATGTGTTCAACATGTTGGAGAATTCCGTCGTGTCCACGGTTGGTTCGAGGACATGGAACGGTACTTCGGCCAATATGATGATGACGACTAAGTGGAGGGGGTGATGCCTAAGGTCAACACTAATTGGAGACTCATCCTCAGGAAAGCATGGAGCGTCCAGCTTGCCGTCTTCTGGGGTGGGCTGTCCGGGGCGATGCTTGGCCTCGCCGCATTTTCAGACATTCTGAACCCCCATTGGTTCCTCGCTCTTAACGTAATCGGGTACGCCACTATTGCTGGTGCCCGCCTCCTCAAACAGCCGGGACTCGATTAATGCCAATCGGCGAAGCTTTTAAGAAACCTAAACCCGCGCCCAGAGCAAGACCCAAGGTCAAACCTGCTGGCGGCACGGCCAAAGTAGCCGGGGCAGGTATTGGAGCGACGACCGGCGCGGTGCTCGCGTCCGCCGTGGCTCTCATTCAGCCGTGGGAAGGTCTGTTCACTAAGCCTTATTTCGATATCGTGGGCGTGAAGACCGTGTGCTACGGGGCGACTGCCGCCGAGGGCGTCGACCTGAACCGCACTTATACCAAACAAGAATGCGCGGACATGTTAAAGAAGTCCATCGTCAAATACGACAATGGAATCAAGGCGTGCATCACGCGCGAAATGCCGGACTCCGTTCACGTCGCCATGATTTCGTTCTCGTATAACGTCGGCGTCGCCGGAGCATGCAAATCCACTGCTGTTCGACGCATCAACGAAGGCGACTTCCGTGGCGCATGCGACGCGCTCCTTATGTGGAACAAGGCCGGGGGTCGCGTGGTTAAGGGTCTCGACAACCGCCGCCACGACGAGCGACGTGTCTGTTTGAAGGACGTAACATGAGCATGTTTTTCGCGGGCCTGTGGCCCATCATCATGAAGTTTGGTGCTTCCTTTGCCATCATGGCGGGGCTCGGGGCGTTTGCTTGGTTCTCCCCCGTGTTTAAGAAAACGGCCCTATGGCTGATGCTGCTGGTCGGCTTGACTACAGCAGCGTACACCGTTGGCGTCATCGACGGTGAGAACCGCGTTAAAACTCAATGGCTTAAGGCCGTAGATCAAGAGGCTGTAGATGGTGAAGAAGATCATAACGACGCTGTTGTTACTGTCGAGCGCGACACTTCTGACGTCGTGCGGAAAGACCCTTGCAACCGCAACAACTGGAGGCCCGGTCAGTCAAGCTGCTGAAAAGCAGGCCCGGTGCGCCCGTTGGCGCAAATTGGATTTCGACGCCAAGGAAGACACTGCCCGGACCGTACACGGTATTCGGGTCCACAATCAGACGGGCATTAACGCCAAGTGTTGGAAATAGAAAGATGGACAAGCAGAGCGCCCTTGAAGAACGACTCCGGGAACTGGAACAGTTCAAGACCAGAGTAGAAACTGGTCAACGATGGTTGCTCTGTGCAGCGGCTGCGGTCGGGTTTATTGTCACCACTGCGGTAAGTATTTGGTCCGGGTTGCACGGCAAATAAGACTTTCTTCCTAGGCACCCACGTAGTTTACTGTCTCGCCTACGAACCGTAGGCGCAAATAGCGGAGAGCGCATGCCTAAGGTTCACACGGACGAAGAACTCCTGCAAGCAGTCGAAGTTCGTAATCGCCATCGCACGATGAAGGCCGCCGCCGCTGAATTGGGCGTCAAGTGGCACACCCTCGAACTCAAATTGCGCAGGGCCGCTGAACGCGGTCTGGATGGTTCAACCCCCGCGCCTCTCCCAATTGGTCAAGTCGTCTCCGGTATCTCCAGCCTCTACAAGATGAATGAGGCGGGAGAATGGGAGGAAAAGCTCCAGTGGGTCAAGACCAAATCGGACAAGCAAACCGAAGACTTCATAGCGGCGATCAAGGCCACCTTCGACCAATACGAGGGTCGCGCGAAGCCAGCACCCGCCCCCAAGACCTCCGACAAGGACCTACTGTCGGTTTATCCAATTGCCGACCAGCACAACGGCCTAATGGCGTGGGGCGAAGAGACCGGTGAAGACTACGACCTCAAGATCGGCGCGGACAGGTTGCGCGCCTGCGCCTCACGCCTGATTTCTCAGTCTCCCGACGCCAAGCAAGCCATTATCCTTAATCTGGGCGACTGGCAGCACAACGACGACTCCAAGAACGCGACGCCTGCCTCGGGCAACGTGCTCGACGTCGATGGTCGTTATATGAAGGTGCTAACGACCGGCGTGCAACTGATGCAGGACGTGATCGAACTGGCGCTCCAGCGTCACGACACGGTCCTTGTTCGAAATCTGCCGGGCAACCACGACCCCCATGCGGCGATTGCACTCACCGTGGCGCTGAACGCGTTCTACAGCAAAGAGCCGCGCGTGACCATTAGTGTCGATCCGTCGGAATTCTTCTTCCATCGGTTCGGCCAGAACCTACTGGGTGCTAACCACGGCCATCGTATGAAGCCCGCCGACATGGCAATGATGCTGGCCGTTCGGTGCAAGGAAGACTGGGGTGCGACCAAGTTCAAGCACTTCATGTTTGGCCACATTCACCACGCGACCCTGAAGGAAATCGGAGGGGTGATGGTTGAGAGCTTCCAGACGCTGGCGGCGAAGGACGGTTGGTCCCACGCGAAAGGCTTCACGTCGGGGCAATCCTTGACGGGGCTGACTTACCACAAAGAGGACGGCCCGGTCGGGCGTCATCAGGTCCATATCTGAGGGGTGCGACGTCGCCCGGCGCGTGGGGTGCCGGTGCGGTCTGCGGGGGTGGCCCGCTATACCTATAGCCGATCAGGCGTTTGAGCGCGTCCGTCGCAGGGCGCGGACGGCATCGACCACAGCGGTCGCTAAATCAGACTTCTTTTCCATAGCGTACAGTTGGGCACGGTCAATGGGAGACATAACCGGGGCAAAATACATGCACATTCGGTCTTGCTCACCGCGATGGATACGATCTTGGACCTGAAGCATGTCACGTTGGTTGAACGACAAATCATGGAAAAACATGCGATGGCACCTGTCCCGCCCCTCACCAGCAATCAACGTATGTCCCATTGCAGTCGCACCGATCTGACCGACTAAAATTCGACACGTAGGGTCGTTGTTAAATTTGTTTTTTTGTTCAGCCAACTCTTCTGGTTTCATCGACCCTTTGATATAAGCTGGATTTAGACCTTCTTTCTTATATAGGCTGAACAAAGCGTCCCCCATGGCCTTGTAAAAATAGACGGTTATCATCTTCCCGTCTCCTGACTCCATTAAATCAAGAGACGCTATAGCCTTAGGATTTTTCTCAATAGGTTCGATTAACGCCATCTTATCACCGTCTAACAACAGACCACTAGACACCTGCCTCAATTTGTCGCTTTGGACTAATACGAGGTCCGCTGTAAATTCGTGCTTGTCCAACAACGTGTAAAAATCTTCCAGCATTTCTCGATAATGTTTTTCTTGCTTTGTTGTCATCTGTAATGGGAGATTAGGCCACACTTTCTCAGGGGCGTCTGCCCACCATTCATCCTTTGTGGCGCGGATCGAACACCGCTCTTGGATAGCATGTAGCTCTTTTTCATTTTTTACACCGACAATCTGTTTACCCATATACCCGCCAACCACTGCATAGCGGTTGCGGAACACGTATGGGTTAACCCCGTCCAACTCCCCGATTGCCTTCAACTGCGGGAATAAATCCATAACATTTTGAACCAAAGGTGTACCATTTAGTAAGCGAACGCCTGCTGCTCGTTTGCTCAAATCGAGAATCGATTTAGCTGTCTGGGACTTATAATTCTTAATGTAAGACGACTCATCGACGACCAACAAACACGGTCTGGAGTCCAGTAGTGCCTGCACCCGCTCGCCCCCTGTACTGCGCACAGCTTCAAAATTTATAACATTTAAGCAGGGCTTGTCAGGTGTTCCATGTTTCAACGCGTCGCGTGGCCACATGGTCGTCTCGATTTGATCCAAACCCCACTCGTAGGGGGCCTCTATCCACGAACTTTTGAATGAATTAGGGCAGACCACTACTACAGTGTTTACGTCTCCGAAATTCTCGATCCAGTCGTTCAGTGCCAGCGCGGTCTTCCCCAGTCCTTGGGACAACCACCATCCATATTTCTTCTTGCCATGACACCGTTTTAGTGCTTCGACCTGAACCGGGTATGGTTTACCTTTGAGGTGCCACGCTGGATTGTAGTTCATCTAACGTGTTTCCAATCTTCTCTTTTCAATATTTTATAGATCGTAGTATGTGACACCTTGAACCTCCTAGACAAAGAAAGTCCACTGTCGGTACTAGATCGTATTTGTCTTATGTCTTCCTCTGTTAATTTGGAGTTCACGTCTTCTTCTCCTTTGGGAGACACTAATCTACCTTTGTCTCTCATATCTCTATTGTTGTCTGCTTGCGTACCCAAGAACAGATGCTCAATGTTGTAGCAAGAGGGGTTGTCACATTTGTGCAACACTTTAAGTCCAGTAGGTATAGGCCCTCGGTGTTCATCCCACGTCGCTCTATGTTTGAGCCACACTTTCTTTTTATACCACACCATTCCGTAACCGTGGGCGTTACGTGCTTTATGCCACTCAACACAATCGGTCACTTGAATTCTTTCCACCAATACAGAGAGTATGGCCACGCCCAGCCGGGCTGCGGGTCGAACATCATGTAGCCTGATTTTATGAAGTTGTTTGCCGATTCGACACTAGAAGTCGTGTCGGAGATTATGCCGTTCCACCCGTGTCGCTTGGCCCGTCTCTCCATTACCCGCATCAGACGACGCTGGAGCCCGTGCCCCCGAAACACGGGCAGGACCCCTACGCGGATAAAGTAACCGTAATTATCATACCACGTGGAAGGGATCAGACCTATGAACGCGGCGGGGATACGGCCCTGATAAGCGATCCACCAATCCCCCTCTGCGTAGTTAGGGTGAGCAGTACCTTCTTCAAAGGTAGCAATATGTAATTCTCTAAGCAGGTCTTTTTCTTCTTCACCATCAACCTCTTCTATTTTAAATTCCACGGCCCCCCTCCGTATAATGGGCCTTGATCGACGGAAGGACGGTCGTCTGCCACAACATCGACAGCTTGCCTTCCTCGGCGGGGAGGTCGCGCCACGACCCCTCCAACGACGTCATTCCCTTCTCGATGCAATATTCCACGACCCGGTTGCCCATTCTATGTTGTCCGATAAGGAACAATATCGCGTCGAGTTTGTCGGCGCAATGGACAATACGAATGGCCTCGTCGTGTTGTGCGTCAGTAGCCTCCATACGCTCGGACAGATCGAGAATAGACGGCATCTTTTCTTCCATCTGCTCGTAGATGAAATTAGCGGCCTTCTCTTCGTCGATCACATGTTTCTTGGCAGGACCGATAACGTCTCCGGTGATAGTCTCGTCGGCGTCGTGGATCAGGGCTTGCCACATTAGGTAATCCATCGGCCCCTTCCACCCAATCACGTCCGCCATAATTCGTGAATATATGGTCACGTAGAACGAGTGCGCGGCGACGTTGTCCCTATTTCCAGCCATAAGAATGGCCCAGCGCGGGACGAACGCCATGGTGCGCAGTTCAGGGGAGAAGGGGTTTGTTTTCATTTAGGACCCATATTTATGATAGTTCCAATCATGAACAGCGCAGACCCGATTAGATAACACCAATTAGCCATCTTTTCTACCGAACCTCTCGTCCAGCTTAACGATGTTGGCGTCCATAATCTCTTCCAGCGTGAAGCCAAACCGCTGCGCGATCCTCACGAAGTAGTGCAACTGATCGCCCAGTTCGAGCAGCAGATCGGCCTTAATGTCCCGACCGTCCCGGACGTGCTTTTTCAGGAGTTCGACTACCTCGCCGGTCTCGCCCGCGTAGCCGGTCGCCATGATAAACAAACTCTTGAGATCGTTCTCATAGTGATCGTCCGTCCAGTTGTTTCGAACATACGCCTGAAACGACAAGCTGTCGGTCTTCATTTTCGGCAGTGCGCCGAAACCTTCCACGATTTCGTAGTCCAAGTCCGGATTGAAAGGTCCACCCATTAATTCCTCCTATACTTCCAATAAAGCGCGAGCCATACGAGGTTCGGGAGTAGCGCTACAATCGTCCCGCCAAGTGACCACCACTGGTTGAGGTGGGGGAAGTAGTAAAGGTCCCACACGCCCCAAGCTGAGAACGCGGCGCATGGCCAGTAACTCACTCCGCGTACCGATTTGTCCTTCCACGCCCGTCGCACGTTCAGCCAATTGAGCAGACCGGCGACGAGCAGAAAGCACGAGTTTATTAAGTCAGGTGACCACGTAATGCTCACCCGCGTCCTCCGTGGTCGGCCCCCACTGGTAGATTACCTTGGGCGGCGGTTGCATCAACACTTTGCTGGCCGATTGGATTGAAGCGACGATCTGGTCGAACATCGGCTTTTCCTTCACGTAGTTGCAGAAGGTCAGAAATACGTAATCTGGGTCGCAGATATTGAACGTCTCAACGAGTTGCTGCATAGAGAAGGTGAAAACTCGACGCACCCGTTTGGTAACGGTCGTAATTTCAGCTTCAACTCCGAGTTCTTCCCATGAGGTTTCACGCTGGTCGTAAAAGTGAGGACCAGATGTTCCGAGTGTAGCTCCATCTTCCACGATGTTTCCAACTCGGATAGGGAACGTTCGTAGCGTGACCATCGTCCCGTTGTAAAACTGGGGATGGATGTTAGCATCTGAGAGTCCCTGATTAGGCGTACAGTCTCTAGAAGTTGTGTAAGGGTAAAAACCCGAGTGGTTGAGGCTGAGGGACACACCTTGCGGGACCTCCACGAGTACCGAATTGCCAACGCGTAGCTGGCGGTTCAAATCCACCACACCTTTGGTGAACTTCGCGAGGAATGGGTGGTCCTTTGCCACCATACCGGTTCGCAGGACCTTGCGAGAGAGCGCTTCGCCGACCCCCTTGCGAGTGGACGCAATTTTTGTCTGCCCGCTGTCTGCTCTTCCCTCCGCCTCTTTACACTCGTCAGTGATAACTGCGGCGTAGGGATGGATAAAAAGAGGTCCGTTGAACGGGTTGTCATTCAGTTCTTTCTCGAACCCCACCGGATCAATGATCGCACCAGCATTCAGATACACGGTGCCCGCTTTGCCTGATCCGAGTTCGTCCTGCGCGATAAGCGACGCAGTAGGCAAATGAAACACAACCCTTCGACGGCCTTTGTGTATGGAAGTGTGGCCAGCCTGAGCAGCCGCATTAGTAGTGACAATGTCGAACGCGCGACCTTCTTTAGCGAGTTCATACGCGGCCCACGCAGCGGCGCATCCTTTTCCTTCACTTCCCCACTGACCCCCGATCAGTACGCTCGCGAACCCCTTTACTTCGAACCCCGTCAGTGGACGCATTAGACTTCTCCAATCTTTCTCTGATTTTAGCCAAGATTTGATCGATGGTGGACCCCAATACGCCGGTCTTGGCCCGGTCATCGATTAGGTTCCCGTAGGCTTGGGCGTCGAGTAGGATGGCGCAACAGGCCATGACGTGGCCGAGGTGATGGGCAAGGCTGTCAGGAGCGTCCTCTTCTCCGTCTGCCCAAAGTTGAAGGTGACGCGCCGCCGCTGCGATATAGACGCTAGCTTCGACCTTAGTCTCGCGGAATTTGTACGGACCATATTTGATTTCACCATCAAACATTGCGTGCGCCATGTGGGCCATTGCTACCGGGGGCAGTAGGAAGAGATTTAGCTTCTTCGCCCCCGCTGTGGCCTTAGGATTGGTTGGGAGTGTATTTGCAGATTTCACTGACTATGACCTCTTCTCGTCTTCCACGCGGTAGTAGTACGTAATCGTCGACAGCAAGCGGGGGCATTGTTTCCTCGTCCCCGACCATGCGGTAAACCTTAATATACAGCCCCTTGTCGCTCCTTACCCCTGAAATTACACCACCCACCCCATCAGAATTTATGTATTCTCGTAGCCATTTAAGCTGCAGCGGAGTGACGGCTGGCGTGATTTCGGATTTCATCTTCGGCATGTCGTCAATCTTCACTTCCCACATGCCCGTGTATTTACTGGGCAGCTGTAGTAACAGATCAGGAACCCCCACCAGAAACCGGCTCGACATTTTGTGGGCGAAACCCCCCACCTCCCGCGCCGCTTTCGCTATCAGACTTTGAAATGCCAGTTCCTTCATGTTCCTTGATCCTTACGATCTTAGCGGTCGGCTCCAGCACGTGCTCCGCAGCGTCCAGTTGTTTGCCCATCCCCGCGTCCACCGCGTCCTGAAAGGCGTCTTCCCAGTTGTCGCGGATCGGGGCGATAGCCACTCCGTTCACTCTGAACTGATACATGTAACTCATTCTTCAACTCCAAAAGTGGCCTCTGCCCAGTTGCGACCTTCGCCTGCATCGACCGCCATCGGGACGTCCAACTTTATCAGGCAGTTGGGTCCAAAGTCAGTCATAATTTGAAGGCAACGGTCGTAATGCTTGCGGTTGTCTTCCGAGAACGAATAGTCGATAGCATCGTGAACGTTGTTGAGCAGGCTGATCGGTCGCCCCTCTGACGCCAGATAGTCGTCGATTTCGACCATCTTCAACTTGAGCACGTCCGCGTTGCCGCACTGTAGCAGGCGGTTCACCGCCGTGTAGGCTTTGTTCGGGTCATTAAGTCGTGCACGGCGACCCAATAGGGATAGCACATAACCTCGGGCGCGCATCGTCTGCTCGGCGCGCTTCTGGAGCGGCTTAATCTCAGGGAGACGTTTGAAATACTCCCTAAGCTGACCATCCACCTTCTCAGGGTCCGCACCGTATTTCTCAACGATCACCTTCTTCCCGCCGCCCGTAATGAGGGTCTGGTTGATGCGCTTACCGACCTCACGGGCGTCCTTCTGTGCCGCCTTGTCCATCAACTCCCATTCAGGGTTCATGGCCTTGGCAACCGCCGTGTGGGCGTCTTCGAACGGTTGCTTACGATATCCGTTGAGAAGAACTTCACTGCGGCTGTAATAGGCGAGCAGACGTGGTTCGCACTGGCTGTAGTCGACCGAACCCCAAATTTCGCCGTCGTCAGGGACGAAAATCGAACGATGGATGCGGCCAATTTCGGCGTTACGCTTGTTGGCCTGCTGCATGTTGGGGTTGCTGGACGACAGCCGTCCGGTCACCGTCCCGTATTCGTCTCCCCGCAGCTGGTTGAATTCGGGGTGGACGCGCCCTTTCCACAGATGGGTGTCGATCATCGGCTCAATGAACGAATTGAGAAGGTTCGACCACTTGCGAACGGCCACTATGTTCTGGCCCGCCGGGTACTTTATAAGCCACGCTTCCGGAAACGACGGTGAGCCCTTAGGCGTCGTCGGCCAGTCCGTGTGCCCAGCCTCTTCCATGATCTTACGCACCTGAGAGGGGGCGCGCGAGTTGAAATCATCAGGCAGCTTGCGAAGGGCGTCCTCGCGTTTGCTCTCGGCCAGCGCCTTGATATTCATTAGGCGCTCTTCGTCGATCTTGATACCGTGCAACATCATTCGTGCCAGCACCGGGATCATTCGACATTCAATGTCGTGCACCTTGGCCAGTTCTTGGTCCATGATGCTTGTCACTTGTTTGTAGCGCAGCTGCCACGTCGACGTGCCGTCCGTCTCCGCGTAGTCGACGGCGATAGGGTCATCACCCGCTAGGCACCAATAGTAGCCCATCGCGCCCTTGCCTTTGCCTGCGGCCTCGGGCACGTTAGCCATAATATGGTCGTAAATGGCGATCTTTTTAGGCTGCACCCCCGCTAGTTGAGAGCAAACGTCCAGACTGAACCCCGACTGCCATTCGTTCAGGAGTGGAGCGTTAATCGCGGTGTCTTCGAACCGGCCCTCGATCTTGAGACCCTGCCGGTACATGAATTTGATATCGAAGTTGAAGTTGTGGCCGAACTTGAACACGTCCTGACGGGACAGGCGCTTGATGATCGCTTGCTCCATCGGGTGGATAGAACCATCCCACCCATCGTTGGTCTGCGGGACGGTCACACCTTCGATGTTACCTCCGGGCCTGTGCCGGAACGGCAGGTAATACGAGTCGTCCGGACGCTCGCCAAACGTGAGCACGTACCCGATAATGTGGTTCTTGCGCCAGTCGAGGCCAGTAGTTTCGACGTCGACACAGACTTCATTAGAGACTTCGAGACGCTTGAGGGCTTCTTCAACTCTGCTCACGCTTCCGTCACTTTCTCGTACATTCGGTTCAGAACGGCCCATTGCTTGGGACTGAGGTACATTCGCGCTCCGTATTCCTTGTAGCGCTTCTCTTGGTCCGCGAAGAATCCCGCCTCCCACTCGCTCAGCTTGGTGCGACGGTCGGCGAGGGTGATCATGTATTCCCGTAGCTTCTGCTCTTCTTCGTCAGTCAACGGCATCGAACTTCCTCGAACGGTTAGGGCGCACTGGCGGGTGAGACACAACATGAGTGGGGCGAGCACCGGGCCACCACTCAGACCATTTGCCGCGCTCGTCGCGTTTATCTTCCGGTAGTGCCATTCTCTGGACGCGATAATCATGCAACGCGTCTCTCACGGCATTGCGTCTCGCGCCCCGATAGTCCGAAGACTTGCGTGGTTGCTTCATGCTGAATTCCTGAAATGGTGCGCCCGGCCATTCGCGACCGGGCGCTCTCTCGGGGGATTGTTAGGCGATCACCTTACCAACCCAACGGATTGCTCGCCAGTCCGCCGGAATGTAGTGGGTAACACCTTCAGTATCCACCACTCGGTGGCTCTGCTGCTTAGGCCCGGAGGTAGGGAGAAAGACCGTGACCGGGGAGGTCACTCGGTAGGAGTAACCATCCGTGTACACGTACTCTCGGTACTTCTCAACACCTTTAACCTGAAGCTTTTGAAAGTTTTTCATGTTTTCCTCGTTAAAACGCTGGCTTGTCCTTGGCCTCGCCAACCGGGGCGGCGTCATCACCAATGCCGTCGTCCTGCGCACTCTCAAGGTCCTTCACCGACACGCCTTGCTTCTCGAAGAACTGGTACATTTCGTAGTTGCGGTCGTAGATGGCCTTGTCCTCAACCATGCCGTCCGATGCGAAGGCAAAGTTGTAGAACTTACCCGACGGAGACGAGTCCTCCACCGACTTCATGTTGAAGATCAGACCGAACGACGGGGCGCGAGTGATCTTCAGTTTGCCGATGAACTTGCGAGCGACCTTGATGGCCGCGCGCTGTAGCGTAACCACGGCGGGCGGCATGTCCGGGTCGTCCGGGAACGCCACCACGATGTTGTACATACGGGTTGCCGCAGGTGGGGAGTTGGGGTCCGCCGGGTTGCTGGAGCCCCACTTGTCGAGGCCGGACTGCGCAACGGTCGGGGCGGTGCGCCACGTGACGTCTTGACCTGACTTCAGCTTCACGGCAAACTCGCCGCTCGGCGGGTTCCAGTGAATGCCGTCTTCCGCACGGGCCAAAATCCCGCCTCCGGTCTCGCGCGGACGCCACAGAATGAACTGCTGGCTCACGAAGATCGGGGTGATGCGAATGCTGTTACCCATCGGCATTTCGGCGATGCTATGGAAGAAATCACCAGCCTTGACGTCGTTATGGGTCTCCAATTCCGGCGACAGCTTTTGGATCAGCTTCAGGCGAGGTACTTCAACGTCGGAGCCCGACAGGCGCTCGGTGCCGAGGCCAACGTGCTCCTTCATGAACTCCGGCATCGCGACGGCGTTCTCTTCCTTCTTAGCTACTGCGTTCTTAGCCATTTGTGCTCCTATTAAAACACGAATTCATTGTATTTGGTGATGGCGCGGCGGACCCGATCCGCCTCTCCAGTATGGATAATTACTGACTTAGCGTGGTAGTCAGCTGCTGCGTTGTGGATTTCTACGCTAGTGTTATGTGCTGACAGCTTCTTCTCCAATTTGGACACGATCTTGGCAATTGGGGAAGTTATTTGTTCGATTGTCTGATCGGTGTACCTGTTTCTAATCCAATCCTTGATCATTTCTTGGTCCTCGTGACTGAAGTGGTTGGCATGATAGCTACCGAAAACAACTCTGCGTCTAGTTCCTTGTTTTCTTCCCCCATCGATCGGGCCAGTGCAGACAAGGTGCTGGAGTTCACGGTGTCGGTGATGATATCACCCAACCCGTTCTCCCTCAGCCAATCAAACGCCTTGTCCTTCATATCCTTTTTGATGGAAGCACGTACGTTATGTGCCACCGTGACCCGGAACCCTTCTTCCAGATTGACCGATGGTACACCTGCCGCGTCGAATGCCTGCGGTAGCTTCTGGTCCTTGACCTCAAGGTAAAACTTGTCGAACGGCTTGAGGGCCTCTTCGATGTTGTCCTTGACCGCGCGCAATGCCACGAACGCCCGCGTGAACTCAACCACCCCTTGACCCTCTGTCTCTTGCACCGCCTTCGTAAAGTCAGTCAGAGACGCAACTAGGTCTGCGAGTTTTTCATCACAGAGGGTTTGTTTGGAAGTCATTGGTGTAGTTCCCTATGGTAATGGTCAACGGGTAGTATCCGCCCGCCTCACGGTCGAAACGCAGCACCTTGAAGTCACCCCATCGATTGGCGAGCAGAGCGGCGAACGCGATAAGCTGCAGGTGATCACCCGCGATCAAAACGTAGTCGTGATCAGGATCAAACTCGTCGACCGCCTTTTCAAGTTTGGTCTGCACGTTGGCCGGGATGCGGTTGTTGACCGTCTCGTCCGGATAAACGTACCGACTGTTGACATAACGCACCGACCCGTAAGCCTCGGCGGGCGACACGTCCTCTTTCACTCGGTGAACTGCAAAAACTGTGGTCACTGGGTCCGTCCTATTGCGCTCGCATTAGATCACACGCTACCGCCAAAAGCAACTTGTATTTACGGGCAGGCGTCGCAAACGTTTGGCGACGTAATATTCTAGGAAAGGAACGCCATGTCCGGGCTTTTTCCGCTGGTTCCAGCTGGAAATGCGAGGGTTTGACCCAACGATAAAACTAGTAAGAGCGGGCATGAAACCCGGCCCATACGCTCGTGGTCCGAACGTTCTTCTCATTTGTACTTATCTCGAAACACAACGCGCGCCTCGGGCAGAGGCTTGCGGATGACCGGCTCCTGACGCCAGCCTTCGGGCCACGGGACGTCTTGCTTGAGGTCGCTCACCGTGTACGGCCCGATCCGGACGTGCTCGCCCTTGGCGATACGGGCACGCAGCGCCCCGCCCACGATCATACGAAACTGACCCGCGTTCTTGGCCTTGTGGGGAATGACATGGTCAAGCGCGTTGGTCTGCAGAACCTTAATCAGCTGATCCTGCGTCATTCCCAGCAGGGCGCGGGCCACCGCGTCCGCCGAATTGGCGGAGTAGTGGACCTTGCCCTCCGGGTCGCGAAGCTTGATGCGCTCGTACTTGTACTTATCAGAGATAACGTTCACTTCTACACCTCGAACTGTTGTACCAGAATTGCTCCCCCAATGTTGATTTCGTCACCCATCGCGAACTTGTTGCGCAACAGGTTGCCGATAGTCATCCGCTGCTGGCCGGGATTGAGACCCGCGTAGCGGTCCTTCCATACGTTGTTCGCGACTGCCACCTCCTTCAACTTGACGAGGCAGATGCGTACCTTGTTGCCATCCACCTTCTGTATATACGCCCGCAGTTCTTCGGCCATCTGGTCGCCGCACGAGTAGTCGCCGTTTTTCTTGTACTTGTCGCGGTACTTCGTCTTAATGATACTCCCCTTGATGATCTTCGGGACAGCGACAGGGCGCTCTTCCACTGGGGGCAGTTGCCCAACCACCACGGCGCGGGCGATGACTGGTTCGGTATCGTCGCGAATCGTCCGGATACGTTCAGCCTCGAGAGTAACGAGCGCCTCGGATAGTGCGGTCTTTGCCTTGATGCCGTGGGCGATGACGCGCTCGCCCTTGCGAGCCTCGATCCGACCCTCGGCCTCCACCAGCAAAATACCGGCTTCGGTGGCACGCTTGGAAACAGATGCATGGATAGCCATCGTCTCATTTCCTCCTATTTCGGAGGTCCCGTGCAGGACCCCTCCACCCAACGACCCAGTGTACCATCGCGGCACACCTATGTCAAGCCTACTTGTACGACGCTTTTACGCATGTAGCCGCCTGCGCCGACGCGGGCGACGGGTGGCGCGGGCATGGGCGGCACGTGCCCACCGGCCCCCATCGTCGGACCGCACGGACGGCCCGCCCCGGACCCGACGCAGCACGTCGGACGCCTCAAGGGCGACCCCCGTGACGACGTTTGCCAGCTGATCTTCTGTCAAGCATGTCTGCCCCGCCGCGTGTGCGTGGAGCAGACCGTAAACCGCCACCGCCCTATCCAAAGTCGCAACCATATCCAGTGCCTCTTGTTGTGTGATTTTTTTCACTGGCAGTCCTTTCTACTGCTTAGTCTTGCTTGCCTCCGTCTTCGTCGCCAGATAGGGTTCCAGCAGGTCGAGCATGTCGTCCTTGCTGCCTTTCGCCCAGCCCCAGTCCGTGAACAGCGCCGCAATAGCCTCGGCGTGGTCGCGAATGAACTGCGCCAAGTTCTCGTCATCCTTCTTCTGGTGATGCGCGAGTTGCTTGACATTGTTGGTATTGGCGGCGGCACCTTTCTCCGCAGCCTTCTTGTCGTCGCGGGCCTTCTTGAGGGCGTCTACTTCCTTCTTACGGTCGGACCAGTCCTTCATGGCGCAATTGATCATTACACCTCCCCTCATGTAGTATCCGTTGTAACGGTCCGGACAATAATTCTGCCCGCCAATGTCGTACTCGTCGGGGGCGAGCGCATTCATATAGTCTTCGTACTCTTCTCGTCCGTGCCAATGGCCGTGGCCCCCGTAACTGCCGCCGCCGCTGTAGCTATAGCTCTTATACCGGCTCTCGTTGTCACCGGGCTTGCGCACGATGGGCAGGTCCGAGACGTCAATCTCGATCAGCTTCTCGCGCAGCTTGGCCACGTGCACGAGGTCAAGCGTCTCGTTGGACGAGTGCTCGCAGCTGAACCCAACCGACACGTTGGTGCATTCAGGGATTATGTCGACGTAACTGGCGGTGTCAGTGAACGTCCCGAACTCGTCCGTCTTGAAATTGTCACCTAGTTTCGCGCCCAGCGCCTTGGCAAACACGTCCGAGCAGCAGCGGGTGCCGCGTTGGAACGTGATGATGGAGTCCGTATTGCGGCGGTCGAAGGCGATGCACATTTGCACCCCCTCCCACGTGGCCTTGATGATGTTTTTCGCCGCCCAACGCGACCCGAGCCCGCCGCGTTCTTCGCCACGATGAAAGACGTACAGACCGGGTTGCTTGGCCTTGATCATTTCGATCAGCAACCAAACGCCCGCCGTGTTGTCTGCGCCCAGACAGTTGGACTTGGACCTCGCGTCCAGCTTGATCTTTCCTCCTTCAGCCTTGATAAGCTGGTAGCCGCCTTGACGATGGACAGTGTCAGTGTGGGCCGACCACATAGCCAACGGCTTCTGACCGATCCATTTATATAGATTGCCGAAATCGTCTTGCTTGATGCCACCCAAGGGCATAATCCATTTGTCGATGAATTCACCCTCGGTGCGGGACCCATCAGGGCGCATGGACCTCAGCATTTCGTACAGAGGTTGCATTACCTTGATGGGGGTCTTCGTCTTGGCTAGGAAGGTCATATGTGTGGCCTCCCTTAAAGGCCGGTGCGAATGTAGTAAGTACCGGTAGCAGCAGGGGTCTGAACAGAGCGCATAGCTTCTTCGGCCTGCTGCCGCGCCATGTCCTTCTCGCCGGGCTTGATCGGCACGTAGTCCTTGCCGTCGCGGCGGATCAGGTGCATGTCGTAATACTCGCCGTCATTGGCCATGAACACGTACTTGTTGATGTACGCCTTCCACACCATCTGCGGCTTCGCGCCCATCTGAACGCGCGCCATCACGCCGTGGTCGTTGTGCACGAAATGGCTCGAGTAGTAGCACTTGAAGCCTTCCTTCTTCACGCAGGTGGCGCAGAAGTAAGCGTGGGTGCCGTCATCCTTGTCGGACGTCTTGAGCACCGCCATGTTGCGCACGGGCACCGCGCCGCCAGCATCGCACTTCGGGCAGCCGCCGGTCAGCATTTCGGTCACGCCCGACCCACCCGCGAAGTTGATGGTCTTGGTGTTGTCCCTGGGATGCGCGCCGATCCGCAGGTAGTCGCCGTCGACGTGAAGGTGATTGTCGGTGTTATCGACGTGCGGGACCGCAAAGGAGAAATTGGGGTCCTTGGCCTTGGTCTGCTTGGACCGGATTTTGAGCAGTCGCGCACCAATGACGGAGCCCGCTTTGTACCCTTCCTTGTCCAGCAACGGACGCAAACGCGCCGTATCGCCGTAGCCCGTCGAATTGTAGATTTTCCTCTCGGGCCAGATGATGAAGCGGGCCGAAGGCCGGTCGTCGCGGATCAGGTACGCGACCTGCAAGTCACCCGCCGCATAACCGCGCACCGGGTGCTTTTCGGTCGGATACACACCCTTCTCTTTGCTCATACACGACTGCGGGCCGCGAACGTACACGTCCTCGATTTCATCCTCGGTCGTCGCAAAGTGGATGATGTTGCCCTCGTACTGGTTCGAGAACTTGGAGCAGAGGTCCTTGATGACGTGCGGGCTGAGGATACCTGCCTTGCCGAAAAACTGCTCCAGATAGCGGCCCGGCTTGATCCGGGTCTGAATATCAGCAGCCCCCTTCTCGGCGCTCTCGGTGAAGGCGATGAACGCCTCTTTCTGCACCGACGCGTGGGGGTAGTGGTCGGCCCAAATCGGCTTGAGGTCGAGCCACCAACGGTCCTTGGCCCACGGTAGGGCCAGATAGTCCTTCTTGGTCATCCGCGCTTCTTCGCGCTCGCGCCACTTGTCGTCGTTGATCGGACGCGGTTGGTACTTGGCGTTGTTGACCTTCGACAGGCGGTCGGCCTCGGCGGCGGCTTCCTTACCGGAGGCAAACTTCAGGAGTTCGCCATGGTCGTCGTACACGGGCAAGGCCCCGCCGGGGGCCAATTCAACGATCACGAACTTGGCACCTTCGCCAAGGGTCTGCGCGACCAAACGCGCGGCAGTTGTCTGATTGCGAGCCACGATGATAACCCCTATGTTTCAATCTCGGAGAAAAGACCCGTGGGCTACGCGATACCAGCCCACGGGCAATTCAGGGACGCAGATGCGTCGGGCCGACTTAGGCGAACTGAAGATTGACGGGGTCGTTGTGGACCGTCATCTTCGCTTCGTTCAGCTTGTCGGTGTGGTAACCGAGCTTGTGACCCGGCTTCTGCGGGCGGCTCGACAGGTACACGATGGTGCCGTGCGAGCGGTCGCGCTTGCTGGAGGGACCGGAGACAAGCCACACGGAGCCGGACGCGCCGCGCAGGAGCTTCGGGTAGTAACCGTTCGCCGGGACCGAGCGGGCCGGGGCGGACGTGGTGGAACGAAGAGCGGGCATATATAACCTCCTAGGTTCGGTTGCCTGCTGACTTACCCCTGACCCGTATGATCAGGGGATTGGTTACCGCGCGCCTGCTCAGCGCGACGGTGTAAAAGGTCGGCGGTCTCTTCCGTCGTAGGAAGGCGATACGCGCCGCGATGGATTCGTACCAGCATGCCTTGCTGCGTCATCCGATTGAGAACGTTGCTGGCGTTGGCTGCCGACAGGCCCGCCGCCGCAAAGGCATCGGCAATGTCGGTAAAGTGAGCGACGGTCCTGTCTCCCGCCAACATTTGCTTGATGATCTTACGATATGGATTGGCCTCTTCGAGAATGTGGCCACCAGCCTTGAGTTTGGGGTGCGTCGGCGCGAACCTGCGCACTTGCACGTGTCCAACCTCCAGCGGGCGATTATCCGCCGCGCCCCGCGCAAACGGCTTGGACTCTTCGTCGTCCGGACGCACAATCAGCCGGTCCACGTTGGCGCTCGTGACCAGCGGGATGATCGTCCCCAACTGGTCGTACAGGCACGCAAACGATATGCGGTGCGCGTCGGCGGTTGCAGGCTGAGTGTTGAGTGCTGTCACGTCTTTCACCAAAAGTCCGATCAGGTCGCCCACTCTGTCCGCTCCAACTTCAAACTGGATGCGGTAGCGTCTTGGGCCTGCAACTTCGGTCATGTCGACCCCTATCTAGTGCGCCACACTACCACGGGGGCAGAGGGCATGCCACGAGCGTTTGATGCCAACTATCAAAATTCCACATGAACTGGGCGCTCGTCCGGTCCCGGTTCTTGTGGCCATTCAATCTCCTGCCCAATGAACGCGCAGAAGGCCGCACGACATTCGGCCAGATTGGGCATGTTCATGATCGTGTAGTGCTTGGAAGGCAACAGTTTGACCTCTCGCGGGGCGTCGTCCGCCATCGGGTTCGTGAAGTACCGCTGCTCACGGTGTAGCTTAACTCCCACCATCTTGTCGAGCAGTGTTGCAAATCCAATGCGGTCCGGGATGGCCTTGCCTCCGCGTTCTCTCGAGCGGAGCAGCATGGACACGTAAAGCGCATGCGCGCTGACGCGTTCAGGCCATTCTTTCCCTTGAGGCTTAGTCGCCCATGACATATAATCAGGAAGGACTTGTCCCTGTTTGAGCGTGTCGAGCCACCATGCCTGCACCGGGTCCAAGTTAATCTGTTTCATGTTACCCAGCGCCTCGTTCTTCACGTTAGTGCGAGGGATCATGGGGTCGTAGTCCATGTGCAACAAATGATGGAACAGTGCCTGTGGACCTTTGTTGCGCTTCTCTTCCAAGAACGCCTTGATCAGTTCAGGCTTTACCTTTCGCTGTCCCATTTCGATCACAGTGAAGCGTCGGTCGCCCACTTCGGCGGGGGCGGCATGTGCCTCGTTCGAGGTCAGCGCCAGTCGCATGAAGTTCTTCACATGCTTAGCGTCGATGCCTTTTTGTTCGAAGATGCGGGTCTCATCGGTGATCAACGACTTGATGATGCCGCGATGTTTCTTGTCTCCGCCGAACAATGCCTCTTCTGAGTGGAGCATCAACGTCGTCGCCAGATGCTTATTGAAGCGACCGTAAATGTGCTCTTCATTCGTTACCTTGATGTAGGCCGAACCTAGGATCGCGCCGAAATAATCCATGAGCATAGACTTACCCGCGCCCTGCACCCCGATCAGGACCGGCGCGGTCATTGACTTTTCCAACGGTTCACGCACGATATTGGCGAACCAGTGAAGCATCCACTGATAAAGCGTGTCGTCCCCACCACATATCGTGTAATATAGAAGGTCGAGCCACGCCTGACACGAACCACTGGGATCGGGCTCCATCGCCCAGCCGGTCCACAGGTTCAAGATGGGAGACGTGTCTTCCACTCCGGGGATGAAATCGACCGACCGGTAACTGCGACGGCGCGGGTTCGCCAGCCACACTCGGGCGCGCGGCACCTTCTTCTCGTCTATCGTAATGGTGTCGGTCGCCATGATGTTCAAGAAGTCTTCCTTCCCGAAGAAGGTCGGGGGCTGACCCTTCTCGATCACGGACGTTTCCGCGATGCGGAACTTTCCTTCCATCGACACCACTGCGAATCGTTCGTTGTAATCCTGCAACAGGGCGGCAGACGTATTGCCCGCCCATTCGAGAATGCGGTCGACAAGGCGGTCGTCGCCCAAGAACGAACGAAGAGTGTTGGACCCGGTGACCTTACCGCCCTTCTCTCCTTTCCCGTAGGTGATCCCGACGGTGCGAAGTCGAGTGCGGTCAGTGTCGCCCGTGTACTCCATGATCGCAGAAATCATGGATTTGGTTTCTTCAATACCCCATTCCAGATAATAGAACATTCCGGAAAGGTGCTTGCAGATTTCGTTGCGCTGACCGTCCGCCCACATGTGGCGAGTGATAAGCGTGGCGATGGCCACCTTCTTTACCGCAAACTCCAGCAGGCCGACCTCGACACGCGGCACGTCCGGAAACGCGTGGTCCGACCATTCGATCAACTCTCCGGTTCCTTCGTGGATCGAACCCGGAAACACAGTCTGGTGGCCACCGTCGGCCCGAATTTCAATGATCGTGTCTTTCGATAGCGGGTCGCCGTACGCCTTCTTCGCTAGTTCTTCAATCTCCGGTCGGTACAGGTAATGACTGCGGGGCTTGGACTTGCGGCCAAAGATGGCACTAGTCGGAGGGAGAAAACACTTGGCGAAGAACACAGCCTCGTCGCAATCGAGGTCCACGTCAGTCGGCCCACCAGCCTTTGGCCCGGTCACCGCCCCAATGCCTAGGTCCCGTTTCAGCCACAGGTCGTCGGACGGGTCATATTTCGGATCGACGTAATTACGGTCCACCGATGCCTTGGACGCTTTATGCAGCGCCACCGGCTTGAAACCCTGCTTGCGCATCCATTTGAGGGTTTGAATTACGGCGTCGGTCGACTTAGGCTGGGTCTCGGCGGACATTACATTCCTTGAACTTTGTTGGCGGCGTCCCGCAGGCTCATTGCGAGCGCGGCCAGCTTCACCCTATTGGGGAGACGGGCGACAACCATGTCGGACGGGGCAATCTTGTTGGCGCGGCGGTCCACGCGTTCCAAGAACGCCTCCAGCGCGTGGAGCGTGGTTGAAGCATGCCTCGACCACTTTAGCAATTCATTTACCTCATTGACACGACGCAACCGGCGTACTTGCGCGCGGGTCAGGCGCGTGTATTCGCCCTTCTTCCGGGTGTATAGGCTCATTCCGCAATTCCTATGGTAAGAAGAGTCGCATCGGGGGTCTCGATCAGGGATTTCTGTCCCACGACGTTTACCTTCTTTCCGATAACCCGTTCGGCGATACCACACGTATCCAAAGTTTCATATTCCTTCGGGGGGATGCCTGCCTCGTACGTGAAACCGTCCCGCTGTACCACCCGGATCATCATTTCGCCGGGGTTGCACCCGCCGATTGGGTCGGCCATGGTGTCGTAAAAGTAGAACGAATATCCCATCGGGTCGTTCTTTATACGATCCTTCTTGGCTTCCCAGTCCTCCAACAGCACCCCATACATTTCGTACCCGCGACCGGGGACCCAACGCGGGGGATACATTGGAGTGTCCACGACGACACACTTATTACCCAAATAGCCGCTCAGTCCATGATAACCTCCGCTGTTATCAGCACGGGCCATAACAAACATCTGCCACGGCTTCAATCTGGGTTTGGTTGCCATCACGTCTTCCTTTTATGGGCGAGCCCGACCGTCCCGTCTGCTCGACTTGGCTAGGTGCCTAGCCACACCCGCCCAGCACGCGCAAGGTGCGCCGCATGGGTGGATCGTAGCACGGACGGGCGGACCGTGCGACGGGGGTTGCTAGTCAATCGGTAGGTCCCGCGCCTCAAGTTCCTCCAAGCACACGAAGCGTGTTCCTCGGATTTCAATGTCGCGGGATTGGTGCCAATGACCGAATACCCACAGCTTGGGTGAGTGCGCCGACCACATGGACTGGAACGCCTGCCGGGTACGTGTTCCGCCGGGTTCCAAGTCCTGCTTGTAATGGAGGCCGAACAACTCCACCGCCACGTCCTGCGGACAGTCATGAGTTACCATTACTCGCGGCTTGGTCTCGACGAACTTATCAGTGAGCGCGTAAAGCTGCTCGGTCGAGCACTCTTCGTCAGGCCACCAGCTGTAACCTTCGATTCGCATCGCGCGATCAATGGAAGTCGCGCCACCGATAAACATCATACCCTGTTCGACGTGTCCATCTTCGATCCACTGGCTATGCTTGCGACACGCGCCGGGGTTATCATGATTACCTCGAATGAAACGGTGACCACCGGGCTCCATGAGATAATAGGGGGGATTTCCTCCTTCCTCACCGTGGGGAAACTTTCGGAACCCTACGCCCATGTCGCCCATCTGAATAGTTGGACCCGACGACGAACGTAGAATCCCCTTGTACCTCTTATACTTCCCGTGAACGTCACCAATAAAAATCACGACACTGTCTCCAATTGACTGTCCGCCGTGCGGTGCCAGCCCTTGCTCCATTTAACGTTGCCCTTGCGGCGCTTCTTCTGTTCCCATGGCGGGAACACTTCCTCCCACACTCCGTGCCACGCGACCCAAAACACGCCGGTCGGGACGTTGTCGGCATCAACCTGCACGACGGTCTGCAAGTCACGCTCCGGGCTCACCCCCGGAGCGTGTTGCGAGGTCGGCCACTTAGGGCGACGGGGTGCCATCAGCGGCGCTTCTTGCCCTTGGGCTTCTTCTCGGTCAGGTGAAGATATTTGGTGCCCTTGATCTTCATCTTCTTGAGAACAGTGACCATCATTTCAGCGGTCATATGTAGGGACTTAGAATCGTCGAAGCCCATGTCGCGCAGCGATTGAATCACATCTTCGGCATTAACGCTGGTATTCACAGAGTCCTCGGACGCGAAATAGTCGTCCTCGACGCGGCGGTAGAAGTCTTCGGCGATTTCCTTCGCCTGCTGAAGATCAGTGTAGTTCTTGATCTTCATCTTTTGCAATCTAGCGAAGGTGGCGCGGTGGTCCTTCGCTTCTTTCTCGAACTGAGCAGCGCAGATGATGTTCAGCTGTTCAGCAAGCAGTTTCCTGTATTGGCCGAAATTGAACTTTCCCGCTGATCCAAGTTGGGCAATCGCCACACGGCGAAGCCCCTTGGCGCGATCCTTGTCGTTCTTCCAGCCGTCCGTGTCGTTCAGACCGATCTTCTCTGAGCGAAGATCGCTATCAACACAGATCGGGTCGTCGCCGTGATCATAACCCATGGCGAACGACACTGCTGCCTCGACACACATTCTACCGGGTTCAGGGTCTCCGACCCTTCCACCCACAAGACCTTGATCCACCACCGCAAGCACTCGCTTCGCGGCCATCAAGTCCACAATTTTCACTTCGTGGTCAGGCTTCTTCAACAGGCTGCATTGGGCCATGGGAAATTCCCTCCTATGTTGGCCGGTTCACCAGTACGCCAAATATGAATTGGCGGTCTTCTCGCGCTTGTAATTGGCAAGCACGTAGTCGCGTTCCTTGTCGCGCAGCATGCGCCAGTGGCGCTCGACGTGGGCGCGGACCTCGTCGTCGGAGACGGGGGCACCGCGACGCGCGGCCTGTCGCTCGGACCACGCACGAGCGGCGAGGGTAGCCGACAGGGTGAGGGTGGATGGGGCGCTCACGGCGTCATCCCCTCTTCCTCTCGGTATTTCTTCATATCCTCCGCAATGGCGAGCGCGGCCTGCATAGTCCTAAATTCGGGACCGTGTTCAAAGTGAGGATTTCCGTGCGACCACGCCTTCTCTTCGACGACTGCCATCGCACGGCGCATGCCTTCTAAGTAGGCGCGTTGCGTCCACTTGAACCATGGTTTGTATCTCACCGGCCCCTCCACACGATGTAAGTGGCGGGGACCGCCGCGAGCAGGATGCAAACCACCGCCGCGACGTACCAAAACGTATTCGGGTCTGGGGCATAACAGGCCATTCTAAGTCCTCCTATCTACCTGTCAAGTATACCACGGACCGGACCCCATGTCAAGGGTCCTTCTTTTCTTCCTCGACGGCACCGGACTGGTTCGCCGCGTGCCAGAGGTGACCGATCTTATCCGTGAGGCCCTTGGCGTCCTCGACGCGATTATAGTCATACACGTCGCCGTTACCGGCACGGGCGCGGTTCAGCAGGTAGTGAATGATGAAAGTGCGCTTGTCCATAGATGCTCCTATTGTTCATTTGCCATTACGTCAGTGGATTTTACCCACCTACCGTGTCGGCAATTCTTCCTAACGTCTTGTGGGCAGCCGCAGTAACCCGGCGGCATACAACACCCATAGTAACCAGCTTTTTCTGCCAGCATCTTGTTCTTAGGCGCGTGCTTGCAGTCGTCTTCGTCGACGCACTTGCGGTCGCATCCGGGGCATGGTCGCCAGCCAATCATGCGTCCTCCAGCACTTTGTGATTAGCGGGGTTCAGGAGAGCGGTGAAGATCGAAATGTCGGTCTCGGTGCGCTTGATGGGCGCGAACCACGTACACGGAAAGCCCATTTCCATGATACGTGGGCCAGGGGTAGTGTGCCACGCGCACCGGGGGTTCACCACTTCCACCAAACGGACCAGCTGCTCAGGTTGGCCGTCGCTCCAGATGAAGCCGTCTTCCACGTCGCGAACGACGTACTTGCGTCCCTTACGCGGGCGGTGTGGCACGAACTCTCGCACTTCTTCCCATCTGCGGTGGTCCGAGACCTTCACGCACAGGACCTCTTGGCCGGGAGAAAACATCACGCGACCCCTTCACCCTCGACGAGTTCAATCTCCAGACCAGCTACGATGTTGTGTCCATATTTCTTAAGATTGGCGACGGTTTGCCCCTGATAAAGGGAAAGTGTGCCATTTTTATTCATAACGACGGCAGCCTTGCGGCGCTTGGGCTCGGGCGGAATGTTCTCTGCGTACCCTTCATTTTCCAACAATGGTGTACCATCCTGTTTACATAACTGCGAGCAATAGGCGTTGGGCTCATACTCTAGAGCCAAAAGGACCAAATGCTCTCCCGGAAATCCTTTTGCCTTCCATTCAGTAGTCATCACCTTGGCTGGTGACACCTTCTTGGTTTTACCAATGAATTGGACCGGCTTCGACCAGTCGATGGGCTTGGGCAGAGGGAGCGGATGGGAGAGGAGTTCGGCGGTGGACAACCAAACATACTTAGCCGCCCTCCCGTTTGCCCTTATTTTCAGAATGTCAATGTGAGGTGTGACGTCCTCCACCACCCCTTCGTGTGGGGGCCCCACTCTCCTATTTCCGTCAATCTGTCCACTCCACCCCCGCACTCGGTCACCCACCTTGATCTGTTGCGTCATCGCGCGCTCCTATGCCTCGTCACTGTGGACGCTAGCACGGGGGCGCGATCAGCTCAAGGGGTGGTTGTGCGCCAACGGGTGCCGCCATCCGTTGCAATGGCCTATTTCGTGACGGCGGAGCCTTAGGAAGGTGTAAAGTGACACGCCGCCCGGTCCAAGTTTGGGGAGGGCAATGATGCAGATTCCATGCTTGATGAACGTGTCCTTCATGCAAGCGTAGAACTTACCGTGGCAGTACGTCTCCAGTTCGTCCCACCCCAGCCGCAATTCAATGACCTTACCTGCGTAAGGAACATCAAACTGCGGAGGGGGGAGGTCAACGATCATTCGCCAATCGCGTCGAGGTACGCGCCTTCGGCGGTGGGGAACGGCCCATGGAAACGAAGACGCGCTTGGGGCGACCCGAACACCCAGTAGTATTCGCCCCTAAAGGGGAACACATGGAAGTGAAGGAGCCCAAGCTTGTGTTCACCCAAGAATGTCAGAGTGACACTGTCGACGAGACCCGAAGAACCCTGTTGCTGCGGAGCCATGTTCTTCACTCCTGCGGCACATTCATCAGGAGACAGTGACGCGCCCAGATCAGCTTCTCGCGGTCGATGGTGGCCTGAGAATGACCGGCCATCTTCTCGTTGAGAAGCTTACGCGCATTCTCAACGGTTTGGACAAAGCAGGAGACGACTTCGTCCTGACGAGCAATGGCTCGATCCATTGCCTTCACAGCTGGGTGGTCAGACTGAACTTCGCTCATTGGTATCCCCTATGTCTCGACACGGGCGGACGATCCGCGCGTTATGTCAAGTATAGCACAGGGGGTGGGCCGTGTCTAGTCAAATTCGTCGTGCGTCAATACACGAATGAACGCCATAAGAGCTAACAGCCACAGCAGACCCAGCACCCCTACCACCATAAAAGCAATTATCACATAATCTGATTTTGTCATTATTGCGACCACATATTTACGTACGCCAGCCACTTCCATCGGAATGGGCCGTATTCGTAGATGAAGCCATCACCCATCACACGCACCCAATAGGTGTTCTTCTTTTTGATTACGTTGGGCATTCGTCCTCCAGACACTTGAGGGTGGGCAACGTGATCTTTTTCTTGCGGTTGGAGTGGCACTTGACCACCGACCAAAACTGCTGCTCGTCGGTGCGGCGCGAAAGCGCGACCGCCACGTCGTCGAACAGACCGCGCGTATAGCCATGAATGGCACGGGCCGACACGGTGTGGTTGCCGTAAGACGGTCGGGTGAATCGAGTGCGTGCCATTAGTCGGCGTCTCCGGGGCGGCGAACAGCATCTCGCGCCCATCGAGCCAGTGCCTCGACTTCGAGTCGGTGCTGTTGCTGCGCGGCGTCGTTGGCATGGTCGTCATGGTTACCAGCGGCCATGCGTCCAATCTGGACGCCAACAGGATGCCAGTGGTATTCAACCGCTGGTCCAAGCGCAGCCGGATTACCCACCGCCAGATATGGGTCGACTGGATGCTCCACCGCGTTCAGCGCGACGCCGTCGCCCGCAGGAACGGCTACCTTGTCCTGCGCTTCCTTGGCGATCAGGTAAGCCATCACCGCGAACTCGGCGGGGTCGATGTTAAGATTAGGCTCGGCGGCAATGAAGCGCGACGCGGCACGAAGCGCCACGGTCACCGCGTTCATCACGGCCAGGGGGCGCTCTTTCAGATTGATGTTGGCCACGGCGGCGAGGGTGTAATAAATCTTGTCTTCGTAAGCGACGACATGCCTCTTGTTCTTCTCAGCCCACTTGCCCGCCAGTTCCGTCGCCACGGAGTCCACGTGGGACAACGGCGCGTTGGCCACGGCCTCTGCGATCTGTTTTAGGTCAACGGCCATCAAACGAACTCCCTGTTATAGGCGGCACGGGCCACTTGGAGGGCGGAACGAGTCGCGTTGTCGCTCCGTCGGTCTCCGGGGCGGTGGGAACCCAGTTGCCTCCAGCCCCGTTAGCGCAGTGCAGCCCACGTGTGATGCGCCTAGGACTATCAACGACAGCTTGGCCCGTGCCATCGGGGAGACTAGCACGGGCCATCAGCCGGGGGCAGGGGCGTTGAGGTCAAACTCTCCAAAGGGGTTCGGTCAAGGTCTGACCGAGAGCGTAACCTTTGATCCGTTCGGTAAGATCAACCGGCGTACCGCCAATGTCAAAATTCCACTTGTCATGGAGCGCCACACCACTGGCGATGTATTGGTGCTCGCCTCTGGGCTCTTGCCCAACAGGGAACGACCAAACACCAATAACCATGAAAAGGGTAGTATTGGGCTTGAACTTGATGTAAGGCGTCTTACTTGCCTCACGGAAGATTAACTGTCCTGTTATCATTTCACTCTCCTATGTTTGCGGCATGCCAGCCGCGTGGCCTCTTTGCGTTTGTCCTTCACCACGCGCTTGCGGTACTTGGGGGTCCGCAAGTCGCGATGAATGGGGGAGCGCGTTACCCTAGCCATATCAAAACTAGTGTTAATACTCCACCGATGGTCCCACCCACGACCGCTCCTATAACCGCCGTTAATAAGTAACCCATTTCACATCCCTCCATTGCCCACGAGCCACGTGATGTTCTCTTCGTTCTTCGGCCACGCCTTGGGCGTGCGCGGCCACCAGTAACCGAGCAAGCGCGGGTCGTCCTTGGACTGCACGAGGACCCGGTGCTCGGCCCCGTAGGACGGGCCGGACCGCTCGACGTCGGCCTGATAGCCGTGCCCGCGCAGACGGGCCACGACCGCCCGCGCGTGGTCGCGCTTGTTAAACGTGCCGGTCTCGTAGTCGAAACCAGCGACGGGGTCGTTAATGATGTTACTGCGCGGCATTAGTCCCTCCAATCGTGAACTGGGCCACCACGTTGGCCCTTCGTGTATTCGGACACGAGAATGCCATGGCCGTACACTTTCGTGGCCACGGAGATTGCGTTGTCGGTAACGTCCACGCCCCAGCCGTAATTGGCCATGTCGGCGGCGCGCTCGCCGCAGGACTTGGTAATCAGGTCCACCTGCTCGCTGTAAATGCGGTCTTCCGCGCGGCGGACCCAGCGGTAGTCATTACCCTTGGCCATCGATCGCTCCCACCAGTTCGAGGTGGTCGACGGCCTCACGGGCAAGCGTCTCAAAATCGTTGCCAACGATCATGAAACCCTCATGGTCGTCATCAGGGTCCCACACCACCGCCGTCCCGGGGTAGGCTGCCGCGCGTTCAACCAACTTGGGATTAGCAACCTGTTCGAAGTCTGGTCGCTTATCGATGCGATAGCCAAACTTCTCTAACGTCTGTTTCGGGGTCACGGCCCTCTCCTATGTCTGACCATGCCAAGTATACCACGACGCGCGGGGCGTGTCTAGTCGAGTTCGATCACGACCTACTCTGGAAGTAAGTTACCTCGTGTCCTAGCTTCTTAAGAATCTCCTCATAGACCTCGCCTTGGTCCCAGTTGTCCCCACCAAAGCAATGAGCAACTGGCTTAAGCTCCAATTCGACCTTGCCGTCGATTATGACTCTAGCGCCTTCGGCGTAGGAAGTTCCGCAGGTCTCGCAGTTGTGACCCGAGTCCCACAGCCATTCAATTTCGATCTTAGCCATTATTCCACCTTATAAATTTCTACTGGTACGCCCGCCTTCTTAGCGATACGAACCATGTGCCACGTGCCCTTAGAGTTCTTGGAGGGGAAAGCGACAACTAGGTCCGGTTTGCCCTCGTCCAGCATTTGCTGGTTCCGAATAGTACCGGCGGCTTTACCGTACAGGTCCCACGCGGCGGGGAACATGCGATGCTGGCAGAAATTGACATGGGCGAAGTCTGCTGCGGCGGAATCCACGCCTCGCGCGCCACCCTCGATGATCGTAATGTCGGTGGGCAACCAGTTGTCGGTGTCCGAACGCTGTTTGGAGTGTATATAAACGAGGTCGTGGAGGACCTTGTGAATCCGTTTATACTGCTCGAGTTTCGGTTTAAGGCGCTCGGCCTCTTGTTCGGGAGGGAGCGTAGTTCCAGTCGTGTCGGCAATATCACGGGAGCCACAGACAAGAATGTTCATGACAGGAAGATCACGATGGGTAGGCACAGCCAGAGCCACCACCAGCTACCCGTGTAAATAAACAGCCCGATGCCTGCAACGACGGACGTCAAACACGCGGCGACCAGAAGGACTGGCCAGAGTTTGCTCCACATTTACTTGACCCCGTCGATCTGGTTGCAGCGGTCAAGAATGGCAAGGGCCACCTGCCGCGCCTGAGTAGAAGTCAGGCTGGCCAGCGTCTCGTATTCGGAATTCTCTACCACGATGCGGTCGGCGGGTTCGTACACGGTGGAGTTCTGACGCGTGAACTTCTTCACCCCGACCGACAGGATCGTCGCCCTACCGTTAGGTAGAACAGTCATCTGCTGATAGGGTCCGGAACTTTTCTTCCAACCAACTCTGCGCGCCATGTCAAACGTCCTCGAATAAGGTGTGCCGCGACCTGAACCCGGTAGGATGGAGTAACCCCCGGATTAAGACGGTTCAAGATATCGTAGTCTTGCACCGGTCCAACCCACAGGCCGCAGCACTATGGGGAGACTAGCACGGGAGGCGCGGTGGGGGCAGGGGCGTTGAGGGTCAATCGACGGTGCGGATACTAAACTTGTTCCTGTGGCCGTCGTTGTGGATGCCCGAATACTCGCCACCTTCGCCGTCCTTGACCAGTTCGATCTGGCCGCAGGTCAGGTAATTACGCTGCTGCAAGTGGCGACCGAGTACTCTCCGAACCACGTCCTCGTGGGTGGCCAAGAAGAATTGTTCGTCGGGAACGTTGACGCGCGCCGGGGCGGCGGTTCCGTATTTGACCTCGAAATCAGCCATGGTGGCCTCCGTGTGTATGTCAAGACTATAGAACAGGGACGCGCGACGGTCCAGTCAGGTTACGAGGCATCGCCGGTTCCCTTACAATCTGAACACACTGCGCGATTGAAAATTCCAGTGCCTGAACAGGTCTTACACTGGGGAGGAACTGGGGTGGGTCTAGCTTCTAGATCGAACTCAGCTTGGAGTGGCGGGCGGCGTTTGGCCGGAAGCTGGTGCCGTGGAGTTTGGGGAATAACCACTCCAACTGACGGCTCCTGAGGCTCAAATATAAGGTCCTCATAACAATGAGTAGCCGTAAACTTCTGCTTGTCCCAATCCACTAGGACTCGAATCTCACCACCTTTACGTACCTTTCCTGAGATAGTCCCAAACATGTAGGGGTTACGAACATGTCCGACGCGCTTGCCCACGGTGTAAAACGAACGATCAGTCACTTGCGTTGTTCCTTATAATCAATGATTAGGGTATAGTAGCATAAGGGTGTCTCGACTGGTACTACCGTTCATAGTAAATAAACAGCTTGTGGTGGGACGCGAGGCGTGCTATAAAGGCAGACGGGCTTTGCCCGCGAGGTCACCGTAAGGTGGCTGCAGGTTCCTTGTCGGGTTTCTCCGCAAGTGGCATCACCGACCACCCGCTCCGGCTGGGTGGTCGTCCTGTTTTCGGGGCAGTTCACTCCTCCCCAATTCCCCTACTGAAAATTCTAAGATCAAGCATAGCATCGAGGCCCGCGAGACGGGGCTCGGGACACCGACTCCTTATAGATTCTTCCGCTTGAAAGCTCAGCGCGGGGTCGCGGGACGCGCGGCCAGCGACGCGGACCGTAGTTTTTTAATTTTTTTTTTTTTTTAAAGAAAGAAAAAATTATAAGGAGTCTTTTTTCGAAGCGCCGTCCGGCGGTGCTTGTCGATATCTTGGCTTCACACTCTTCCCAGAGAGTATAAGGAAGAATGTTCAGAGCGTTAGGTAGTGTTCGTCATTACTAGGTGACGACACGAAGAAGTCGGCGCAACGAAGAGCTAAGTTAAGGGAATTAACAGACCACATATTCTTTTCACGTTCCACTTGCCTCGTGACGCTTCCCACACCCTACTTAACACTGCGCCTCCAATTCGTGTCACGGTTCCAGTTCCGCGCATCACGTGGCTCGCGTTCCATTTCTTATGGCAAGTGTTACGAGAACAGGTCGCGGATTATTCGACCAATAACGTGGCACACAGCAGAAATAATTAGGAGCATTACAATGGTTACTGGAAGCCACGGGGGGACCAACACGAGGAACGCAACGAAGGCCGCGAGTACTACGGCTCCGATCAGGACGTCAAGCATGCTTCGCCTCGTGTTAAGTGCCCCGCCCAACGCGGCCTCGGTGGCGACGAACGACTCACGTAGCACCGGGGGATGGATGGGGCTACACGAGACAGGTGCCACGTCGAGCGGGACGAGTGCAGCGTAGCACGGGCGGCAGGTCAGGGCGATCGGTGTTGACTGTCAACGCTAGAACTGGAACGAAGAGGCTCTACAGTTCTGGTTCATGACAAGCATGGAAAAGGCCGCACGAAGGCGGCCAGTTCCTCAGAGTGGGGTGATGTAGGTAAACACGATCTGTGCATCAGGTTCGCGCTTGTCGTCTTCTATGTTTTCCGACACGACATAAACGTCGAGCGTTTCCTCATCTTGCCATTCCCAAATGAAGCAAAACGGGCGAAGGTAGCCGTCTTCTTCGACCGTTCCGTTCACTTCGTCGATGGTGGCGCGTAGCTCGCGCTCCACAGACCGTTTTAGCTTCTCTATGTCGCCCTTACGCTTGGTACGGATCAAATCGACGTGGGCGATGACGACCATGTCGGTGGCCGCATAGTCACTTATTCCGTCGTCACGAAGGCAATCGGCGTCAGCTTCGCTGAGCCATCGAGCTAACCACATTGTTCCTCTCCCTACAGTTTTCCACTTAGCTGCAACGCGACCGTCACGGCTAGGCACGAAGCCATGAGGCTGACGGCCAGCACCCGGTAGAGCAGGAGGGGTGTCATGGCCTCCCCTTCTCTTCGGTTGGTTGCACCAGCACGGGCAGTGGGTAGCGGGTAGCGGGGTTCAATGTCGCCACGAAGGTAGGACCGGTTGATCGGGCCGCCTACGTAGCAGCTAGCGAAGCGATACCCGTGTTCCTCGTCGCGATTCCAAGCGATGGTGATGCCTTGTTCCTTAGCCATGGTCGTCTCCATTCGCGCCACTAGCGGCACGCTGAGGGGGCCAGCCGAAGCCAGCCCCCCTACGTGTCGCCTTAGGCGGCAGCCTTGGCCTTCGGCTCGGGCTTGGCCCAAGCGCTGGCGTCGACGACCTTGGCCTTTTCCCAGTCAGCGAACTTCTGGGAGCCGATCACGACCGTCTGTTCGTTCTTGACCATGCCACGCAGGCGGTTGCCGACGTTCATGCGCTGCTGGCCGACGTTGAGCTTGGCGTAGGCGTCGAAGTCGATGCCGTTCGCCTCGGCGATCCGGCGCAGCGCCGCCACGTCGCACGCGTCGCGACCGTCAGCGTTCTTGGTGGTCGTGGCCTTCTTCAGCGCCAGCGCCATGCGGTCACCGCAGCTATCGCCCGTGCCCGCGTACTTCGCCTTGAACCGGACCGGCACCAGCGATTTCTGCGGGTTGGTCTCGGTTGCTTCGACCGTGGACGGCTTGTGCGCGGCCTTGACGACCTTGCCAGCCTTCGGGGTCTTGGCGGCCTTCGGCTCCTTGGGCGTCGCAGCGGCCTTGACCGTCGCGGGCTTGGCCGCAGGGGCGGCGCGCTTGGTCGCGTCGAGGAACGCCGGGATGCCTTCGCCTTCGGTGGTGGTCGGGGTGGCTTGGGTGTTCATCTGTCGTCTCCTATGTTCGGTGCGGCGGGACGCCGACCGTGCAACAACCCTACCACGGCTCGTGCTCCCCGTCTATACACACGACTGCATGGCTACCCTGCGTCGGACGCATGGATCAGGACTTGACAGGATCGGCGTCCTGTGGTACGCACGCGCGCACGTTCCTTTGTACCGCGCCCCACCGGCCACCATGCGCCTCAAGGTGGCAAACCCGGCACAGCCACTCCACGTCGTCCAGCCGTTCGTAGGTCCGGTGGTGAATGTGGACGCTTGGCCTCCTGTTACAGTTCTCGCAGATTCGTCGCCTTGAAATTAGACCGAGATAAACGTAGAGGCGAGTGGCTTCCCTCACTGCCTCCTTCCACTTGCGTTCTGCTTTACTTGCCATAAGCCGAGCTTATCATGGCTCTGATCTGTGGTCTGCGCTTATTGACCATAAACGTTGGAAATAGAACGCTAGTTGTAACTGGAGAGACACGTGGCTCATGAGTAACAATGCAAGGCAGCAACACTGTGGCAAGGAGAACACACTACGCTTCCAGTTCCACCTGTTACTGAACAGCAACACTGTGGCAGAACTGCAACAATAAACGAGACTTATGAACCATAACGGGCGGGGAAGGGTCCCCCGAACCGGGACGGAAACCCCTTCGGCGGGTCCTTTCTGGGTCCCATCGGGTCCCGGTCGGGTGAAACTCTCGCGCGGGGCGAATTTTGGGTCCCTTCTATTCCTACTTGTCACAAAACGCCTCTCGTCGGGTCCCTCTCCCCGTGCTAGGGTCCTCCTGATATAGGGAGCGACTCATGGGCTATGTGCTAATCACCCCCGGTTTCGTATATGGCCCCTTCCTGTCGGAGGAAGGAGCGAAGTGGTACGCCGAATATCGGGGGTTCAGGAAATCCGACTGCAATATCAGGAAGCTTTATCAGGCCCCCGATTTCAGCAAAGGTGCAAAGTAATGGTTCCCGCCGAAGCCAAGATGCTCAAGCCCGGTGACAAAGTTCATCACCGTGGCATGCCCGCCGTGACCGGAACGGTCGTACGTGTTGAGGGTCCCTTCTTTGTTCAGGTCCCCGATTGGGTCCAGAAGTGTGGCCGTTTCAAGATTTACTGGAAAGGGTGGAACGACGACCGTGACCGCGTCGATTACACTTGGGACTACCTGATGGAGAAGGGCCACGTGCCCCAGCAACACTCCACCAAGCGCACTGTCGTCAAGGACGAACCCACCGTGTCTCCCGAATACATCGCCAACAATTATGGGCGCTGCCGCCGCGTTAACTGTCTCTGTCTCGAACCCGCCAACGGCGGTTGGAAAGGGACCAAGTGTCCCGCGTGGGTCCCTGTTCAAGCCCGCAATCTGAAGGACCTCGAGAAGGAACTGGCGGACGATTTCGTCGGTACGATCACCGTCAGCCGAGTAGTCAAGGACGGGGCCAGTGCCGGAAAGCCGTGAACATTGGCCGCGCGCCCAGACCTGTCTGATCGGGTACTGCCCTGAGAAGGGACCCGAATGTTGGAGGTGTGATCGCGTCTGCGAAATTCTCGAGGCCGCCGACAAGCGCGAAGAGGAATTCAGCAAGCGCCGCCGCCCCGGAATTCCGTTGCTGGCGCGTGATTGACCGGCAACCCACATATCGCGCTCCGCACCACCCGTGTTGTGATCGTCGCTAGAGGTCAGCCATGCATCCATATGAAATTCACGTCACCATTCACAACAACGACCGCCCCCTTCTGGAAGAGAAGGCCATCATGGGCAAGCTTCCGGAAGGTCTCAAAATCCTTCGGATCGAAAATTACAACATCACCGGCAACTCTTACCCGGAGACGGTGACGAAGCATGTGGAGCGCGGCGAAGACGCGTTCGCGGTGATCCTCAAGGCGAACAAGTTTAAGGAACAAGTCAGGGACTGGGCGATTCGTGTCAAGCGCGTCAAGGTCGAGGTCCCACCTTATCACCCGTGGGTGGCCGAGAAGCGCGGTCTATATTTCGAGGCCCACATGCGAAGCGGCAGCATCCTAATGGGTGACGCCCGCGAACTGGGAATGTTCGCCTCCGTCCTTCGCGGCAAGACGGGCGCGTATTACACCATGCGCGAGCGTGACGACACTTTCGAGGACTTCAACGAGCGGCTGCAACTGCGCCTCAAGCATCTGGCGAACCGGGGCCAAGTGCCCGAGCGGTCCCCTGAAGTCGAATACTGCATCTATGACGACAACGAGCAACTAGATAACATGTGGATGAAATGATCACCTCTTTTCGCGGCGTGTACCGCTTCTTGTCGAATTTTTACCCGGCACCAGTGTTGCTGGATTATCACGTGTACCCAACCGTGGAGCACGCCTATCAGGCGGCGAAGTCACTCGACCCAGATTACCGAGTATTGGTGCAATATGCCGATACCCCCGGTGATGCTAAGCGTATGGGGCGGCGAGCCGTTCTCCGTTCGGACTGGGACATGGTCAAGTTGGAAGTGATGGAGCGTCTGGTTCGAGAGAAGTTTAGATGGCCTGAATTTAGCAAAAGGCTAAAAGCTACGGGCGACGAGGAACTGATAGAAGACAACACATGGGGTGACACGTATTGGGGCGTGAGTGGCGGTAAAGGCGAGAATCATCTAGGCAAAATTCTAATGAAGGTGCGAAGCGAACTATGACCTACATCAAAGGTATTCCTCACCATAAGCCTTTCCGCAAAGTGTCCCTAGACATGGACGACGAATTCCGGTGGGGCGCGCACAAGAATCGCACCGTCCGTTGGGTGCTGGCGAACCACCCCAGCTACATCGAGTGGCTGACCAAACTGGGTGCTACTGCCGGAATCCGTTTCACTCCCGCCGTTCTCGCCCAGTTCGAACTGGAGCGCAACAAGCCCACCTACAACCCCGACCTTAAGCCCTACGACGTTTACAAGGAACGTTGGGGCATGTCGTTTGTGCCCAAATAGACCTACCCGCGACCGGCACCCCGCGCTATGGTAGGCCCGACATAGGAGACGAGGGATGGCCCTTATTACCAAAGGTTCGTGGACGCGCCCCAGTGACGGCAAAGTGTTTCGCATCGGCCAGCGCGTGCGGGGGTGGAGTTCTCTTGGCAGCATCGGCAAGACCAAGGAAGGGTACACCGGCACGGTCGTCCATTTCGACCCTGACTGGTCGGTCAGTCATGGGGCGATAGTACAGTTGAGACTATTCGGGCTGAACCCCTATGGCTATCCAGAGGGTCGGTTGGTATCCGTGTGGTGCAAGGGATTGGAGCCGCTAGCCGCCCCTCTCACCATTGATTCCCGCCTCACCTGTCGCGACCCTTCCATCAAGGTCCTCTCCGTTAGCGCGACAGGCGACAAGGACCGCCCAATCGGCGCGACCGTGCGCGTCCAAGGCCGCGAGTTGGCTCTAACCTACCCGGAGCACGGGCAGTTCTATGAGGGCTTCGAGCAGGCCATCGACCTCATAGGTGCGCAATGACCGAGCGAAGGTTCAAGCCCGGCGACCGCGTCATCATGAAGAGGCCCGGAAGTTTTGCTTCCCATATACCGAATCTGCAAGACGCCATTGCTGTCATCCAGAAACAGATAGATGGGACGGTGTGGTTCAAATTTGTGGACCCTAAAGCGGCTGCGGCGTGGAAGAGAGAGTATCCACAAGACACCGCCAACAACTGCTACGCCCACCGGTTCGACTTGTTATCGGTTGACATTAGGATCGACACCGTCCGCACCACCCGTTCGGGACTCGCCGTCTCCAACGTCGCCCGTGACGGCGACCTGATCCGCGCGGACGTTGCGGTCGACGGGCGAACCATGACTCTGCGCTACGACCTGTCGGGGTCGTTTTATCCGGGCCACGAGTGTCCAATCGACCTGATCGGGGAGACTGCAAATGTTTAAGATGCCACAAGTGGGCGACCACATTGAATTAGTTGATCCGGGCGTGGGTACGTCTTACGTCAGTTTCAAAGGACAACGCGCCGTGGTGGAGAGGATAAAGGAGCCCGGCCACAAGGACACGGCCATTGTCGAGCCCAAGTTTGACGACCCGGCGGTGAACGACAGGTGGTGGAGAAGCGTGCAGGGGGGTTGTTATGCCCGGCGTTGGAAAGTTATTGACGAGTCCTTCAAGGACGTCTCCCGTCTCGTGACCCGCAACGGGTATAAAATCCTCGCCATTCACCGGCACCCGGACTGTATCGAGGCGACGATCAAGTTGCGCAACCGGGAACTGACGCTCCATTACGGACTGACGGGCCGGTTCTACAAGGGCATGGAGTGCCCGGTCGACCTCGTGGAGGCAAAATGAAGAAGTTCAAGGTAGGGGACAAGGTAAAGCTTCGCTATCTGAGTTATCATCGCGTCGGCATTACGCATGAAATGCTCAGCATGATGAAGGATAAGAAGAGAGGGGTCTATGTTATCCGCCAGTTGGATAAGACGGGTCTCGGGGACGAATTTGCTAAGTTAGAAGGAGATTTGTGGAATTGGTCGTGGCCGCTGGAGGCGCTGGAACTTGGCGACAGACCCCTCAACATCGACAAGGTCAAGGGTGTGCGCGACCCCAAGCGTATCGACTTCAAAGGCGTGAAGAAGACTAGGTCCGAGGCCCGCCCGTTCAGCGGCACCGTCGTCGTGGCCGGGCGCAAGCTGCAACTGACTTGGGGCGCGGATGGCCGGTTCTATGAAGGCTTCAATTCGCCCGTCGACCTCGTGGAGGCAAAATGAAATACCCCAGACTTCAGCCCGGAGACCGGGTACGCTATGTCGGTCATAACCGAAATTGGGTGAAGGACGGAGTAACCGGTGTAATTATAGAGGATGCGCTGGACGATAGCAATGATTCCAAGGGCTATCGCAAAGTCTCAATCAAGCTGAGCAACCGCGTGCACGTTTGTCGTTTGGAGCGGTACAAGCTTGAGGTTATCGACGTCCCTATCAACCCTTCGCGCGTACGCTCCACCCGCTCCGGTCTCCCTGTCGCTAACGTGGAGAAGACCGACGGTGATCGCCCGCTCCGCGCCGAAGTGTTCGTCGACCGGCAGTGGCTCACGCTGACTTTCGCGGCGAGCGGCCACTTCTATGGTCACGTTGACCAACCCATCGACCTCGTGGAGGCCAAATGACTAGGTTCCAAGTAGGGGATCGCGTGGTGGTGGTCGACACTCGTTATGACGATGGTCATTCCGCAGAGTTATTGAAGGGTTTGCTTGGTAAAAAGGGAACGGTGTCTAGTCCTTATCCTTATGACCATCTTGATTATTGTCTTAGTGTTAAATGGGATGACCCGTCTATTCATTGTGGGGATTGTTATGCGTGGCGCTTTGAAATAGATAAAGGATCGCTGCTTGCTGTGGATCGTCCCATCACCACTCGCGACGGCCAACCCGTGACCGTCGAGGCCACCGGAGACCCTGCGCGCCCCTACGCCGCGACCGTGCGCGGCCAGCGTCTCACTTTTGAGCCGACTGGGCGCTTCTACCCCACCATGGACCAACCGATCGATCTGGTGAACACATGAGCACGCAAGGCGGTTTTAAAATCGGGCAACGGGTGCGTTGTAAATATTCGGGCAACGTATTTGATGCTTATGGATTCAAAGTTTACGGGGAAACCGGCGTGGTAGGGTTTGGAGGTGTTCCAGAGTATGTGTATGTAATGTGGGACAACCCCAGACTGCGTGAGCATTTCAACAAGGGTGGAAATATCAGCCACGGTGGCGGATGGCACCCTGATGACTTTGAGAGCGCTGGAATACCGGTAGACCTTACTCGACCCGTGAAGTGCCGTAACGGCGGGACGGTCACCGTCACTCGCGTCGACGACAAGGACCGACCGTATCGCGCCACCGTCAAAGGTATCGAACTGTCGTTCGACGAATATGGCAATTTCGTCCCCGGCCAAGAGTGCCCAATCGATCTGGTGAACACATGAAAATGATGACCAATCCCAAAGTGGGCGACCGTGGCATTTGCCGATGGGGCAGTCCGCACACTAACCTGTCGGGTGTGTATCCATGGGGCAAAACGGCGACTGTTATCGAGGTTGAGGTGGGTGCCAATTATGTGAGGGTCCGATTCGATGACCCCGAGGTTCAACGAGCGTGCGAGCGAGCGTGCGGCCACCTTGGTTTCCGATGGGCGAGGGGGTATTGGGAAGCGACAAAAGGTGGTGGTCTTCTCCTTCCAGCTGACAAGGTTGCCAAGTTCCAGACCCGTGACGGTCGGCCAGCGTCAGTAATTCGCCATGTCGGCGGCGAGCGTCCGTTTCAGGCGTATATCGAGTTCAGTGGTCGACGGCTGGACTTGTCATTCGACCAATTTGGCCGGTTCTATCCCGACGTGGATTCTCCATTCGATCTGGTGTGCAAATGAAAGACATATGGTTTACTTCCGACACCCACCTTGGCCATGCCAACATTTTGAAATTTACCGGCGACGACGGTAAACTGATACGGCCCGGCTTCTCATGCGTCGAGGAAATGGACGAACGCATCATTGACAATTGGAATAAGGTCGTTAAGCCGGGCGACCACGTTTGGCACTTAGGTGACTTTTCGTTCGGAGGCAAGGACAAGATCGCGGGGTACGTTGGGCGTCTCCATGGTCGCAAGCGCCTCTGCGTCGGCAACCACGATCCTGTCAAGAAGATTGCCCCTTTCTTCGACAAGGTGGTCCTGTGGCGCATCTTCAAAGAGTTCAATTTCACCTGCACTCATATCCCTTTGATGCCGGGTCAGATGCGCAAGACCGCCTATAACGTCCATGGCCATATTCACCAGAACTTGATGCAGGAATATTACACGTCCACCTTGACCGGGAACGAACTACACAAAGACGACCGTCGTTACGTCAACATCTGCGTGGAACATACCAATTATACTCCGGTCCATCTGGACGAGATAATCGCCCGCTGCAAATAAAACTTGCCTTGTCAGGACCGGCCCGGTCGTGGTACAGTGGCGGCATGGCCAAGCACGACGTATATTCACACCGATATGTGGTCACCGACGCTACCTCAGGTAAGCGTCGCAAAAGCCAGTCCATAAATCAGGCGTCCGACCGCGCCGGTTTGGATTCTAATGACGCTGCGTGGGCTATTGAGGAACATGGTCGCGCGGACAGCGATACCCACTCCATTGTGCCGCAGTCTCGCGGCAAGCCCAGCCCTAAGTTCGCATTTCGGGATTGAACCATGCCTAAGGACAAAGAACTCGCTGACCACGAGCGCGCGCACAACGGCCAGCCCGGCTCGGACGTAAAGCATGGGGCAAGCGCCACGCAGACTCGTTATAGCCGTACTGGCCCGTCCAAAGGGGATAAAAAGAAAATGTACCCGTCTGGGGACCCTGAGAACGGACCTGCCGAATCGCATACTTTTAACGGTAAACGATGGGTGAGCGACAGGGCTGTCAAGTCCGGGTACGATCGTTTCGATCATGATAATGGTGATTAATGGCCAAGGATTGGAAGAGTTTCACCCCTAATCAGTCGGACCGCGACGAAATGGCCAGCGACCTTCACAAGAAGGCCGACTGGCATAAGCGTAACGCGGGCTCTGGCAAGTCGGCCAGCCTCGAAGGGGCCGCGCAGCACGTCTATCGCGCCGAATTGGCCCGCGAAGGTGTTCCGCATCCTGATCTGCCTAAGGTTCGCCACATGGGCGGGCGCGCGGTTGAACCGGAGTCCAAACCCCGGTCGTCCCGCCCGGACCCCAAGGAGTTTGCCTTCCGATGATCTGCCCCAAGTGTGACGGGAAAGGTCGTCTTCGGTACAGTGACAGAGAAGACGTGGCCTGCATCGGGCCTTGCCCTCACTGCGGCGGTTGCGGTGTATCCTACTGCTGCGAAGGTCCAGACGCGGAGGTCGAATGTTCAAAATCATCGCAATCGTCTTCATCGCCCAACTGAACTACACGGCCATGCTTGAAAGCAGAGAAGGATACGTGACCAAGGATGGTTGTGAAGCAGCCCTGTCGGACCGCCTGATACCCCTCAAGAAGTATTACGATGATCAAGGTCTAAAGGATCAAGAAGACGAACCGGTGGTCGTCGAGGTCGGCGGCAAGTGCGAGACTCCGGGCCAGCCTTCCTGATTGGTATGTCAACGGGGGTATGGCGCACCCCCGGCCTGTGGTACGATACGAGTGAGACCGAGGCCACCCGTTCGCCGCACCCCACTCCTCCCCGAGCGCGCAGCGAACACCCCGGTCGTCTCCAAACTGACCCGGTGGCCTCGGTCTCACCCTTGACATACAAACACCCGCTGACCTAGCACCCCCGTCCGTGGTATCCTGTGCGTAGAGCGCTTGTGCTCTGGCATAGGAGAACGACCATGAAGACCAGCACCATCGTGTGCCTCGTAATCGGGGCGGGCCTGCTCGTCACGAGTTGCGCCTCTTACAACAACCTCGTCAACCTGCGCGAAGACGTCAACAACGGCGCGGCCCAGACGCAGAACGTCCTTCAGCGGCAGGCCGACCTGATCCCCAACATGGCCAACACCGTGAAGGGCGCGGCGGGGTTCGAGACCAAGGCCCTCACCGACGTTATCGACGCGCGCTCGCGCGCCACTCACCCAATCGTGATCGCGGACGGCAAGCAGTGCGCCGCCGTCACCGCGCCGGAACGGCCCGACGTGCCGAAGTGCAACCCGTCGCAGCTGAACGACGACCAGCTTCGCCAGTTCACCGAGAACTCGCGGGCGCTCATGTCGTTCAACGTGAACGCGCTGCGCGAGGCGTACCCGAACCTCAAGTCGGTCGGCCTGTTTGCGAACCTCATGGTTACGCTCGAGGGTTCGCAGAACCGCATCACGGTCGAGCGCATGAAGTGGCAGCGCAGCATCGCCTCTTACAACAAGTCGGTGCAACGCATCCCCGGCAGCATCGTCGCCAACGTCGGCGGCTTCAAGACACTCCCGTACTTCGAGGCCGATGCGTCCGCGCAGCGCGCCCCCGAGGTCAAGTTCAACTAAGGCCGTAGCGCCTTCATAGGAGGATAGAAACATGGATTGGGTCCTTTTGTTTGCTGCGTGCTGTATGGCCATCCTTGGCCTATTGGCACATTGGAATAACGACCGCCTGTTCAGGGGGACGTTTGTGATTGCGGCGATTTTGTTGTTTTTCTTCTCGCTGCCGGTAATCCGTCCCCGCGCCGCTGAAGTTCCCCCGGTCGCCCGCGTAACCGACCTCGTCGGCAAGCTGTCCAAGGGCGAGCGCGACAAGTTGTCGGCCCGCATTCAGCAGATCGAGAAGTTGCCCGGCTCGCCTCAGGTGGCGATCCTGATCCAGAATATGCTCGACGTCCCGATTGCGGACCACGCGCAGCGGGTGTTTGTGACGTGGAAGCTGGGGTCGAAGGACCGGGACAACGGCATCCTGATCCTTATTGCACCCGAGCAGCGACAACTGCGCATTCACACCGGCTACGGGGTCGAACCGGTGCTGCCCGACGTGAAGACGGCCTATATTTCGTCGACCATCCTCATACCGAACATCGTGAAGAACCGGTATTACGACGCGCTCGACGGAACGCTGAACGTGATTGCGTCGTCGCTTGCGGCGGAGAGTAGCGTTCAACCGGCGAGGGCCGACATGGGAGCCGTCTTCCTTGTGGTGTTGATCGCGTTGGGTATTCCGGTGTTGATCATTTGGGCGGTCACGCGAAAACCCCAAAGAACCGCAGATGCCACACGCCGGGACGCCACCGGCAACAGCGAGAAATACCGCGACCGTGGGCGGACCTACGCCACGACTGCGGCGGGCGGCATGGTCGGGGCTGCAGCAGCGGCCCGCGCGGCGCGGCGTCGGCCCGTCGAGGACCCGCCTCGTCGTGACAGCGGCGGCGTCGGTGACGCCATCTTGGGTGCGGCGGTCGGCTATGCCGTGGGGTCGGCGTTGAGTGGCTCGTCGTCTCCGTCCGAGCCCTCCGAACCGTCCTTCTCGGGTGGCGGCGGCGATTCCGGCGGCGGCGGGTCGACCAGTTCATGGGGCGACAGTTCGTCCTCTTCCGACAGCAGCAGTTCGTCGTCCTCTTACGATAGTGGTTCGTCGGGTGGTGGCGATTCTGGCGGCGGGGGTGGTGGAGGCGGTGAGTAACCTGGTTGGCATCAAACCACGGGTGACGCCACCCGTCGCCCGTGGTACTATCCGTCATCGATCAAGAGACACGTGGCCATCGTCTAACGGCTTAGGACGATCCCTCTCTCGGGGGGTAAATGTTGGTTCGACTCCAGCTGGCCACGCCAACTCTTCAAATAAGACCTACCCTCTTCGCCCGGCCTGTGATACAGTACCCACTTCGCGGATAGCGGAGTGGGTACAATGATTAAAGAAGTCCAATGCTGGAAAGCGGAGCCCAACGGCATCCAGCTTGTCTTTCTCGACAACGACGACATGGCCGACGTCTACGAGTTCCACAATCAGGCCGACATTGACTACCTCATGAACCTTATCCGCCTCCAAGTCTCTTCGGAAACCCTATTGGTCGAAGCCAGAGACCGGACCCAAACGACGGTGCACTGATGGCAAATATCAAAGCTATACTGGACAATACTCGCCCAGCGGATGCGCTCAAGGCGTGGAAGAACTCACCGGAGTTTATCAAGATGATCGACCAGTTGGACTTTTTCAAGAGTCTTCCAGACAAGGAGCTAATCGATGCCGTGGACGGCAAAGGACGCCAAGGCGTCGACCAAGAAAGCCAAGAGCCCAGCCGCGAAGCGCCAGTGGTCCAAGGTGGCGAACGCGGTCCTGAAAAAGACCGGTGACGAAGGGAAAGCCAAGATGTACGCCAACGCGGCGGTGAAAAAGAGGACCAAGTAGTTTCAATCACCCGGTGAGGGAACCCCTTGCCGGGTGCACTGTATTTGTGATATTTTCGCCCTATGGCACAAGTCGTAGCAGGAAAGCCGGGTATTTTTCCGACGGAGGCCCTGCCGACCGGCGCGCATGCCGCGCTCCGTTCGGCGTCTAAACACAAACAGATGGTCTCTGCCGTCCTCCACCTTAAGAAAGAGTCTGTAGGCAAGGGCAATCCCACCGCTTACCCCAAAAAGAAGATGGCATTCAAATGAGCGAAAAAGCGATTAACGGTCACAAATTACTTGCCATGGGCGAGGAATACCCGTCCGGCGACTTCGGTATCGAGAAGCTGGCCTCGGTTGAGGGCAAGGTCTCTCCGGAGCGTCACCTCAAGGACGACGAGCGTGGTGCCCGTTCGCCCATCAAGGGCAATCAGGCCAATCCCGATCACGGCTGGAAATAAGGAGCACTTACTATGGACGATTGTTGCGACGACCACCACACCAAGTTCGCCCCCAAGGTCCACCCGGATGCAAAGAAGGACACCGGCAAGCACCTGCACGAAGGTGCTCGCGCGGCGGGCCATCCTGCCAAGCATTCCTCGGGCAAGATGCCGTCCCAGCTTCAGCCGGACCACGGGCCTCACAAGTGAGCCGCCCGTGCGCCTCAAACGCCTGATCGGCTATAGGTATGGCGGGTAGGGCACGACCGGCCCCTCGACGGGGCGCGGGCGGGCAGGACGGCCCCCCGCAGACGTACGCTGGCACCATGTCGGGGTACGGACCTACGAGGAAGGACTCGGTGGGGTATAACCCACCCAGCCCCAAACCTGCTTACAAGTCAAGGGACCCGCTAGCTTATGGCAAAGAAAGCACTCGATCTTCAACTGACTGAAGAGGGTAAGGTATTTGTCTATGAATACCTTAACAACGGAAAAAACGCCAGCGCGGCCTTCAGGGCGGCTTTCCCTAATAACATTCCTCCTGACCGCCATGAACTGGTCTCCCGCGCTGCCAAGTATAAGCGCACTGGCGCTGTTGCTGCTGCTCTCCAGATAGCTGAAGCCAAGGAACTCGCCAAGATCGAGCGGGTGATGGATAAGTATTCCGTTACCAAGGAAAAAATTACTGAGGAAATGGCCAAGATCGCCTTTTCGAATCCCGAAGACGTAATGTCGTGGGGACCGGACGGCGTGGAAATTCGCCCCAGTTCGGAGCTTACCCCCGAGCAGAAGGCGTCGGTGGCCGAAGTCAGCGAGACTAGGAATGAGAAAACAGGTACTACTGTTAAGATTAAACAGTATGATAAATTCCAAGCTCTGATGGGGCTTGCCAAGACTCTCGGAATGCTCCAAGAGCGCGTCCAACATGAACATAAGCACGTCGCCGTGTCTTTTGTCATTGAAGGGAAGGACGATTGACAAATAACAATGCTTAATGATACAACGTCTCTATGGCTAGAGACTTGGAGAAACAACGAGCTTGGGCTCGCGGACCTAAGCGCAGAGCTTATCTTAAGAAATGGCGCGCGGAGAACCGCGACAAAATGCTGGCGTCCAGCCGCAAGTCTTATTATAAGCACAGAGAATTACAAGTTCGACGAGTCGTAGAAGGTGTCCGCAAACGTCGTGTTAAACTAGCTGGTCGTCCACGTTCCCCGACTTGCGAAATCTGCGGTGATCCGGCGGAGACAGTGTTCGACCATTGCCACGACACTGGATTGTTTCGTGGTTGGTTGTGCACTCACTGCAACAGGCATCTAGGATGGGTAGAACGTCATTTAGACTTAGTCGAAAAAATGAAAGTGTACCTTAGTGACAACGACTCCACCCGCCGCACCCGCACTTAATATCAAATTTAGCTACAAAGGCGTTCCTACAATTAAACAATTCGCTAAAAGCGATGCGTTTATTAGAGGACTTATGGGACCTTTCGGGTCGGGTAAATCTTCCGGGTGTGTGGTAGAACTAATTTCCAGATCATTGGCACAGAAGCCGGGGCCGGACGGAATTCGTCGTACTCGGTGGGCTACGATCCGCAACACGTACCGACAACTCAACGACACCACGATTAAGACGTTTAATCAGTGGCTCCCCCCTCAACATTTTGGTCAATTCAAGTATTCAGATAACAGCTACGTTATCACAGCATTTGAGAATACGGAAATCGAAGTTCTTTTTAGAGCCTTGGATAGGCCCGATCATGTCAGCAACCTCTTGTCATTTGAACTCACGGGCGCATGGGTGAACGAAGCTCGTGAGGTCCCTTGGCCTATTATCGAAGCCCTCCAAGGCCGTGTTGGTCGCTATCCAGCCAAGCGAGACGGTGGCCCCACATGGCACGGCATTATACTTGATACTAACCCGCCTGATGTTGACAGTAAGTTTTATAAGTTTTTCGAAGAAACTAAGCACGACCCGTCTTTTGCTCAGATTTTTAAGCAACCTTCTGGGTTGTCTCCGGAAGCAGAAAACATTACCAATCTGCCCGAAGGTTATTACACGCGTCTCGCGATGGGTAAAGACCCAGAGTGGATTAAAGTGTACGTCGCGGGCGAATATGGGTTCGTCATTGACGGTCGACCTGTTTATCCAGAGTATAAAGACAACGTACATTGTACCGACGCCATTCGTTACATTCCGGACTCCCCCATCTACCGAGGTTGGGACTTCGGCCTGACCCCGGCTTGTGCCTTTGCCCAGTTGTCGGCCAATGGCCAGCTTATTGTGATCGACGAAATGGTGTCCGAGAGTATGGGCATCGATAAGTTCTCGGATGACGTGATCGAATACAGTTCACGTACCTATCCCGACGCCGAATTCATCGATATTGGCGACCCGGCGGGCGACCAGCGGGCGCAGACCGACGAGAAGACATGCTTCCAGATCATGCGTTCCAAGAATATCATGGTCGAGGGCGGCGGCAAGACCATTTCATTGCGGCTGGAGTCGGTCCGAAAGCCCCTCCAGCGCTTCATTGCCGGTAAGCCGGGCTTTGCGATGCATCCCCGATGCAAAATGCTTCGCAAGGGGTTTCAGGGCGCGTATCAATTCCGCAGGCTCCAGACCTCCGCCGAACGCTACACCGAGACTCCCGACAAGAACGTTTACTCTCACGTTCACGACGCGCTGCAATATCTGTGCACCCGCCTATTCGGCGGCGGGTTGACCACTATGCGCGCCCCGCCCGGCTATGAAGAAGGGGCCGAAGTCGACGAATTTGCGAACGCCACTGGCCGTTCTGAAGTGACGGGGTACTAATGGACCTCGTCGCCGCTACTCGAGAATTCGAATCTAAGTTCGACACCGTGGAATCCACGAAATTGACCGATACCTCCCACTTGGACGTTGTTTGCTCAGGTGGGACTTGCGCTGAGAACGCACCTGTGCCCATTTTGTATTTAGAAAAGGAACAGGCGGTTAAGGACTGGTTGACGACCGCCACGGAAAAAGCAGGCACGGCTAAAGTGTTGAAGTGGGTCACTAAACCCGAACTCGTTAAATTCCAGATCACCATGGCCGACAACAAGCGCGGACATCGGGTGGTCTCCGACCGTTACGCGGTCCGCTCCAAATTCATCGCCGAGGGTGGTAATGGCTGACGAATCGACCAACACTGTCCTGCCCGAAGCGGAAACCACCGTCGAATACAAGGCGATTGACCTCGATCAGCTGCGCGACTGGATGGTCAAGCCTAATCTCGTCGACGACGTCGATCAGGACATGTTGGACGCGCTGGGCTTCAAATGTAAGCAAGAATACGACTTGGACGTGACCTCCCGTGCGAAGTGGGTTGAGGACTCCAAGAAGGCCATGGAATTGGCCATGCAGATTTCAGAGGTGAAACAGTACCCGTGGCCGCGCGCCTCGAACGTCATTTACCCTCTGATGACGACCGCCTCTATTCAATTCGCCGCCCGTGCCTATCCGGCCATTATCGCCGGTCGCAACGTAGTTAAGGGCGTAGTTGTCGGCCCAGATAAGGGCATTCCCCTCGTTCAGAACGGCCAGTTCGTCCCCGATCCGCAGACTGGTGGTATTCAATGGCAGGTTCCTCCCGGTGCCAAGCGCATCCGCGCCAACCGTATCGGCGAACATATGTCCTATCAGTTGCTTACCGAGCAACCCGAATGGGAACCAGAGACGGATAAGCTGCTGCACTTGCTGCCGATCATCGGGTGCGCCTTCCGTAAGACTTATCACGATCCGTCCAAGATGCGGAACGTTTCGATCTTGGTGCCTGCACTCAACGTCGTTATTCAATATCATGCGAAAAGCTTAGAGACGGCCCCCCGCATCACCGAAGAAGTGAGCCTATACCCTCTGGAAATTGAAGAGGCGGAGCGCGCGGGACTATTCCGTAAGATACAATACACTGCCCCGTCTGATTCGAAGGATGCAGTCGCGGGCGACGACGACGCTCCGCAAGTGTTCTTGGAGCAGCACCGCTACGTCGATTTCGACGGTGACGGCTATGCCGAACCTTACGTGGTCACGCTCCACCGCGACACACAGAAGATCGTGCGTATCGTTGCGCGATACGACGACGAGTCTATTCAATTGGATGGCCAGCAGGTCATTCGTAAGATCAAGCCTATTCACTATTACACCAAATACGACTTCCTCCCCAATCCGGATGGCGGCATTTACGGCGTCGGCTTCGGCCAGTTGCTCCGCCCGATCAACGAGGCGGCGAACACCACGCTGAACATGCTGATCGACTCCGGCCATCTTGCCAACACGGGTGGCGGCTTCGTCGGTAAGGGCCTTTCGATGCACACCGGCACGATGCGCTTCGTTCCGGGCGAATACAAGGCCATCAACGTTCCGGGCGGTACGATTAAAGAGAACGTCGTCCCACTGGACTTCCCCGGCCCGTCCGCCACTTTGTTCAATCTGTTGGGCACCCTGATCGAAGCTGGCAAAGACATTGCCGCCGTGAAGGACGTGCTGACCGGCGAACAGAAGGACGCTAACATTCCGGCGACCACCACGCTGGCCCTCATTGAGCAGGGCCTCAAGGTGTTCACCGCCATCTACAAGCGCATCCATCGGTCCCTCAAGGCAGAACTTGAGAAGTTGTACCGCCTGAACCGCATCCATCTGGACGATATTACAGGTTATCAGGTCGGCGACGAATGGCACATGGTTGGTCGCGAAGACTACGTGAAGGGATCGGGTGTGGAGCCCATTTCGGACCCGACCATGGTGTCCGACATGCAGAAACTGGGCCGCGCTCAGTTCTTGCTCACCTTTGCTCAAGACCCGATGTTCAACGGAATGGAAATCCGCAAGCGCGTGCTCGACGCCGCCGCCATTGAACGACCGGACGACTTGCTCAATCTCAATCCGCCGCCTGATCCTAAGATCGTCAAGGACGCGATGGACATGGAGATTAAGGCTGAACGCGTCAAGGCGGAGGCCATTAAGGACTTCGCGCAGGCCGTGCTGTTCTTGGCGCAGGCGGCGGCGGTTGAAGGCAGCGCGGACCTCGGTTGGGTCAACGCCAATCTGGACTACCTCAAGTTGAAACTAGATGGACTGACAAATGAGCATGAAGGAAATCAACAAGCTCCAATACCAGGAATGGCGGAACAACCCGGTAACGCTGGCGTTCCGGCAGTTCCTACTGGACTACCGGGAGGCCCTCAAGGGGGAGGCTTGGGAGCGCTTGCATCAGGCGGCAATGACGCCGCTGGAGCAGGGGGAAATCAAGGGACGTTCTAGCACTCTGGAGGAAGTTTCTGACCTGCCGTACGAAGCCATCGCACGGTTTTACATGAAGGAAGAGGAAGAAAATGCAGCCGAAGCTAATCAAGATTAACTCGTTCGACTTCGTTCAGGCCGAGTGGTCTGGTAAGAACACGTCTGGATACGCCCCGTTCGGGGACCGCGTCCTTATTCAAGTCGACCAAGCTTCCCACAAAGCCGGTATGATCGAAATCCCGCAGGACGTGCAGGAGCGTCTGTCGATGGCCGCAGAACTTGGCCTACTCGTTGCTGCCGGTGAAGGCGCGTTTTCCTTCAATTCGGATGGCACCAAGATGACCGGGCGCAAACCCCAGCCGGGCGAGCGGGTGTTCATTGAGCGCTACGCGGGCCAATTGGTCACAGGCGTAGATGGTCAGAAATATCGAGTGATGGACAGCCGGTGCGTTGCCGCTATTCAGGAAAAGGAGTAATACATGTCTACTGAGAATATTGAACAAGGCGAAATCGAAGAGCAGGTGCCGCTGGACACCCCGCCGGAAGTCGACAACGAGCCCGACGCCGCCCAGCAAGAACTTGAGGCTCGAGCCCGACGCCAAGGCTGGCGTCCGAAAGACGAATATCGGGGCCCGCCCGGTCGGTGGCGGTCTGCCGAAGAATTCCTCGCCCACGGCGAGAACGAGTGGCCGGTCCTGCGCGAGCGCCTGAAGAAGGCGGACGAGCGCGAGGCCAAACTCATGGCTGAACTCGAAGAGCAGCGGAAGAAGGTCACGGAGGTGTCCGAAGTCCTCGTTGAAATGCGGGATATTCAGACCCGCCAGATCGAGGCCGAAATCGCCCGCCGCAAGCGGGAGGCCGAAGTACAGATGCAGCGCGCGGTGGAGACCAGCGATCTGCCGTCCTATCATCAGGCCAAGACGGAACTGGATCAGGTGGAGGCATCCCGCCCGCAACCGCGCCAGCGTACGGAAGCACCGCCCCCGTCGCCCCCTCCCCCGCAGCCGCAAGACACTATCGACCCGGCCATTAAGGTCTGGACGGCGGAAAATGCTTGGTTTGAGCGCGATCCTGTGCTTAAAGCTTATGCTATTGACGTGGATTCAGACCTCATGCGGAGATTCCCCGGTATGGCTACCTCAGATCGCCTCGACGAAGTCCGCCGACAGACTGTCGGTAAATTCCCGGAGAAGTTCGCCTCTCCGCGTCGGGCGCAGGCAGCCCCGGTTACAGGCTCTAGCCCCCCGGCCCCCCGGCCCAAAGGCAAGACCTACGAGGACCTCCCAGCTGACGCCAAGGCCAGCTGCGACCGTTTCGTGGCCACGATCCCCGGCTACAAGCGCGAAGACTACGTGAAGATGTATTTTCAAGGAGAACAGTAATGTCTGACGACACCCCGGTCCCGACCATCAAGGTCAATCGCGACACCCGCAAGCCTTTCGGCTCGCATCAGCAGAAACTCGCTTACGAGGCCCGCTCCGGCTATCATCGGCATTGGTTCAATGACACGCCGGGTCGCCTAGAGAAGGCTCTCGAAGCCGGTTATACCTTCGTTCTGGACCGTCAGCAGCGCAAAGTTTCCCGCCCCGTCGGAGTAAGCGAAGGTGGTGGCTCGTTAATGGGATACTTGATGGAGACCCCCGAGGAATGGTATAAAGAGGACATGGCTGCAGAACAGCAGCGCATCAACGAACTCGAGGATAATATCCGACAGGGCGAAGATGCACAAGGAAAGCCCGGTCAAGACGGGCGTTATATTCCGGCACAGGGTATTAAACTGGAACGGAAGTAAGGAAGAAACCAACGTTCAAATTGGCTCTATTGGAGATTTCCAATGGCTAATGCTAATACCCCGCGCGGTCTTGTCCCCTACAAATACACTTGGGGTCAGCCCTACAACGGTGCGTACAACGTCTATTACGTTCCGTCGACTTACGCGACGGCACTCTACGTCGGTGACCCGGTCATTGCGACCGGCGCTTCCGATGCCAACGGTATCCCGGTTGTTCAGATTGCGACGGCAGGCGCGGGTAACTATGTACTCGGCCCCATCGTTTCCATCGTGAACGGCGGCGACCCCAACCTTCCGGACATTCCGGTCCTCCAGAGTTCTCCGGTTTATCATCCGGCGAGCACGTCTCAGTACGTTCTGGTGGCGGACGACCCGAACCTTCTGCATTGGGCGCAGGAAGACTCTGTCGGCGGCGCTATCGCCACCGCCACCTCTGGTATGAAGAACATCGACCTCGTTGCGGGGTCGGGTTCGACGTACACTGGCCAGTCAGGTTGGATGATTGATTCCAGCACGATTGGTACAGGCGCTACGCTGCAGATGCGCATCGTTCAGGCGCTTCGTGAGATTGACAACACCCCCGGCTCGTCCTACTGCAAGTGGCTGGTTCGGACCAATCTCAGTTCCTTCACCAATACCACCGGCGTCTAAGGGAGATAACCAATGGCTGGCGTTATTACAACTGGCGCACATCCAAAAGCCCTATGGCCCGGCGTTCACGCTTGGTGGGGGCGGATGTACAACGAACATCGGGAGGAATGGCCCGAACTGTTCGCCGAGGAAACCTCGGACAAGTCCTACGAAGAGGACGTGGAAATCACGGGCTTCGGCCTCGCTCCGGTAAAGGAGCAGGGCACGGCGGTGATGTACGACACGGAAACTCAGGCTTCCGTCACCCGCTATACGCACGTTGCGTATGCGCTGGGTTACATCGTCACCTACGAAGAGCTTCGTGATAACCTCTATGAGTCGGTGTCGAAGCGCCGGGCGCAAGCCCTCGCGTTCTCGATGCGACAGACCAAGGAGAACGTTGGTGCGAACGTCTATAACCGGGCGTTCAACTCCAGCTTCACGGGCGGCGACGGCGTCTCGCTTATCGATGCGAGCCACCCGACCCTCAACGGTCTTCAGTCCAACGAACTGACGACCCCGGCGGACCTCTCCGAAGCCTCCATCGAGGACCTTATCATCCAGATTATGCAGACCCAGAATAACCGGGGCCTGCGTATCAGCAACTTGCCACAGAGCCTGCACGTTTCGCCGCAGCAGTGGTTCGAAGCGAACCGAATCCTCAAGTCGGTTCTCCAGAACGACACTGCGAACAACGCGGTCAACGTGCTGAAGGCGACCAACGCCTTGCCGAATGGCATTAAGGTCAACCACTACTTCACGTCGGCTACCGCGTGGTTCATCCGGACTAACATTCCGCGTTCCATGCAGTACTTCAAGCGTGAGGCGGTGTCCTTCGATCAGGACAACGACTTCGATACCAAGAACGCGAAAGCGGCTTGCTACGAGCGTTACTCCTTCGGCTGGACTGACTGGCGCGGTCTCTTTGGCTCGGCTGGCGTCTAACGACAACAGGGCGGGGCTTCGGCCCCGCCTCTTTTTCTCTAGTGTCACAGGTC